CTGATATTACAGAGTTTACTGCTCGTGTGGCTACTATCCTCGTCGATGAAGGTGTGGACTTTGATCTTGACACCTTGGATAATTACGTAAAGGTAACTTATCCAGACCTTCGTAAGTGTATTAACCTAGTACAACAAAATGTTAATGAGGGCAAACTAGCTGCTCCTAACAAAGGCGATCAAGGCGAAGCAGACTGGAAGTTTGATATGGTTACCTTGTTTAAGGCTGGCAAGATCACAGAAGCACGTAAGATGCTCTGTGGTAAGATTCGCGCAGAAGAAATGGAAGAAGTATATCGTTGGCTTTATGACAACTTAGATATCTTTGGAGCAGAAGATAATCAAGACAAAGCAATTCTATTAATTAAACAAGGTCTTGTAGATCATACAATCTGTGCAGATCCGGAAATTAATCTTGCTGCTACATTGGTAAGACTTGCTAAATTGTTATGAAACAAAAATTTAAAGATCTTTATAAAGACTGGGCAAAACGTGTTGCAAAATTAAGTCACGCACAACGCCTTCACGTCGGCGCCGTTATTGTCAAAGACGACACAGTAATCAGCTATGGTTACAACGGTATGCCCGCAGGTTGGGAAAACAACTGCGAATATAGAGATTATGACTCCGGAGCAGGAGGATGGCTTGATCCAGATGAATTTCTTGCCAAGTATCCCTACGAAGAATGGAATGAAGAAGCAGGTTGTAACGTTCATTTTGGTCTAAAAACTAAACCAGAAGTATTACACGCCGAATCAAATGCCATTGCTAAGTTAGCAAAATCACATAACAGCGGTCTTGGTGCTGATATTTTTATTACACACAGCCCCTGTATAGAATGTGCTAAACTTATCTATCAGTCCGGCATTAGTCGAGTGTTCTACGGAGAAAATTATCGAGATGATACAGGAATTAAATTCCTTGAAAAAAGCGGAATTGTTGTGGAGAAATTAGATGAGTGAACGTTATATGATTGTTACCTATGTTCGTAAGCCCACAGGCCTATGGGACGAAGTAACAGAGTTTAAAAATAATTTGAGAATGAAGCACATACAAACCGCTAAAGTCATCTTAGACTTTAAGGAAAAGAAGTGCGTAAAAAACGGGCTCAATCCAGATGCTGGATATGACGATATGCTCGAATTTTACAAGAGGATGCTAGGGGATCGGTTGACCCCCTATCTCCCTAAGGATTAACAGTCACCGTATATAGATAAAATCTCCTTTACCGCCTCGTGGCGTTCTACATCCTGTACGTCAAATTGTACTAGGTCTACGTATCGATGGTCTTTAAAATTATTATAGAGTTGTAAAAACTCTAAAAGACCATTGTTGCTAGGACGGTCTGCTTGTTGCAAGTCCCCAGTTACAACCATTTTAGACTCAGTTCCTAATCTCGTCAGCAACATTTTCATCTGGCTAGGTGTTGCATTCTGCATTTCATCTGCAATTACCACTGCGTTTTTGAATGTTCTGCCTCTCATATATGCTAAAGGACTGGTTTCTATCACCCCCTCTTCGATCATATGTTGAATTTCTTTAGCATTGAAGTTTTCAGCAAAAACATCAAAAATAGGCTTGGTCCAGGGGGCCATTTTTTCATTTAAGTCTCCTGGGAGGAATCCATGTTCCTCGTCTACTGATACAGCAGGTCTTGTAATAATGATCTTTTCCGCTTGCCCAAATTTTAACTGATCTACTGCCCACTGCACGGCCAGCATAGTTTTACCTGTACCGGCTGGGCCGATAGCAAATACAATCTTTTTCTGGGAATCGTTTAGTTTAAGTAGATAAGTCTCTTGACTTAGATTTTTTGGATAAATTTGAACTCGCTTGCGCTTTTCGTTCAATCTGCGATCAATGTTGATTACATTACTGTCAAAGCGTGGATCGTACTGATCTGCTTGGTTACGCTGCTGCTTTTGCGCTCTATTTCTCTTCATATTAAGGTTAGCCCTCCTCTAAGTGCTAGGCACGGACCCTAAAAACCGTAGTGTCCGTGACCGAACACATTTTTATTTAACATTTTCGTGAAAAAGTTATATGTAATGATTAAATTATCTCGATAAATACAAGTAGGAGAAATCATGGCCGATATTAAAGATATTATTAATAATATAGAACAGATCTACGGTTCTAACAATAGTTTAAATCTACTCAAAGATTTTGAGAGAGTAATTGACGAACTAGATGTATATGTTTTTGACAACTGGCTCGACGGTGAATTAGTATCCGGACCTCACGAAAGTCGCTATTTTGTAGAATGTACCTTTATGTGGCCTAAAGATGAAATGCCGGAACCCGAAGGTGCAAAACGTTTGTTAGAATACGGTTGCAAGGTTCAGGTTGCAGAAACAGAAATATCTTCTGTTAGAAAAATTAAAGACCCCGATGATATTAGACCAGGAACAAGAAAAGGTAAACTAGATCGTCATCCAGTATGGATGATTAAAATTAAAATGCCTAAGAAATTAATGTCTGATATTAATAGAGGTTATACAGAATTAGATAAGAATAAGATTGAAGACATTGTTAGCGCATCTGGCGTTAATGCTCATATCGATCCAGCAGAACAACAAGCACAGGAAATGGCAAATGCAGAACAACCAGCAGCAGAACAACCAGCAGCTTAATGAAGGTCTTCGTCCTTTAGATTTACAAGAAATGATCCATCCCACATTTGAAGTAGACAGCTTCAAATCAAAAATGGGAGAAGATCAGGACGTCTGTGTTGTTAGTTTCAAAGTAAAAGATAGAAGTCCAGCAAAAGACTTAATGGAGTTCATTGAAAAAGGATATTCATTTGTTTTAGACGCGGATGTTAGTTCTGGTGAAGACAATAGTGGCGAGTATTCAGTCTTTGTAGAAATTAGTCGTACTCCAAAGCTAGCAGAACAGATTAAGGACTTAACCTATGGTGTTCAACGACTAACAGGTATTGATAATTTTAAATTTAAATATTATAAAGATAATCAAGTACACGAAGTATCAGGCGATTCATTAAAACGTATCCCAGATACTCCTAATGATTATAAAGGGTTTATGCATAAGATGCAAACAGAAAATGTTAAACAGTTCTTTACAAAAACATTAATGGACGATTTAACATTAGATGGAGATGTTATCACTATTCACAAACCTTACAATAATAAAATTACACTACAGATTGTTAAAGACAGTACAACCGAATCTATCTTAGAAGGCATTGAAGACGGGTATTCAGTTGACGAAGCAGCAACTAGCGAGATGTTTTGGCTAACTAAAGTATTAGGCGACTACAACATTAATAAAGTTGGAGAAAATTTTGTTTTTAACAACGGCAGTCGTTCTATGTTATTGAAAAGGATATAATAATGAGTTTTACGTTTGATTTTACAAAAGAACAGTTAGGACAAATGATTCCCGGTAATCAATACCTAGATCATTGGTATAATGCACTATGCGAGATTCTTCCAGATTACGAAATTAATACTCCGCAGCGTGTAGCAGCTTTTGTAGCACAATGCGCTCACGAATCAGGCGGTTTCAAAGTTTTAAAAGAAAACTTAAATTATCGTGCTCCGAGTCTACGTAAGATTTTCCCTAAATATTTTCCGAATGACGACATTGCTAATCAATATGCTTCATTGCCCAACAAGCAAGAAGCTATTGCTAATAGAATCTATGCAAATCGTATGGGCAACGGTGATGAGCATAGCGGCGATGGTTTCCGTTATTGTGGTCGCGGCCTTATTCAGTTAACTGGTAAAGAAAACTATACTTGGTTTGCTGCGTCGTTAGATATTCCTGTTGAAGAAGCCAGTGAATATCTACAGACATTCGAAGGTGCTGTGCAATCAGCTTGCTGGTTCTGGGAAACAAACAACCTAAATCAATGGGCAGACAAAGGTGACATTCTAACATTAACCAAGCGTATCAACGGTGGTACTATTGGTTTAGAAGATCGTATTAAACATTATAACCACGCACTACACGTATTAGGAGCCTAATATGTGGTTGCTTGCGTGGATACCTGATTCAGTATTAATGTATGCTATACATTTAGTATTGTTGGCAGGTATCATAGGTACAGTATTAAGTTTCTTTTTGCTACACCGGATCGTTCGCTGGTTTCCAGCGTTGGCTCCTTATCATTTATTGATTCAGATCATAAGTGTTGCCCTTTTAGTTAGCGGTGTTTACTTCAAGGGCGGCTACGATACCGAAGCATCTTGGAGAGCAAAAGTTAAAGAATTAGAAGACAAGGTTGCTCTAATGGAAGACCAGTCTAATAATCTTAACAAAAAACTCGAAGAAGAACGCAAGAAAAAACAAAAAGTTCGTGTAGAATATTACAATACTGTTAAAACTGAAATTAAAGAAGTAGAACGTCAGATTAATGCAGATTGTAAATTAGACCCTAAGGTTAATGAAATAATTAACAAAGCAGCAACTAATCCAGAGGCTAAGAAATGACAAGATTAGCACTATTAATTCCTGCTGTATTGTTAACAGGTTGTTTAACGACTATTCCGCCGTTTCCGGAAGTTCCTAAAGATTTGTTAGTTGCTTGTCCAGATCTAAAAACTGTAGATCCTAAAAACGACAAATTAAGTTCAATTGTTGAAACTGTTGCAGATAATTATAAAGAATATTACGATTGTAAAGCAAAAGTAGATGACTGGGTTGAATGGTATAACGGACAGAAGAAAATCAGAGAAAGTGTTAAATAAACATAGCACATTTACAAGGAGCGTATAAATGGCATTGCATGATTCAATTTTAAAATTGATTAATAAAGAACCTAAGGAAGATGCGCCGAAGCCAGCGGCGGGTTCTCGAAGCGAAAGAGAAGCAAAGATTAAAGACAAAGCAGGTATGGTTATTTCCGTATTTGCCTTATTCTTAGCAGTTAACAGTTGGTATGGTGGCAAGTTAAGTTCTACAGTTCTTAACAATACCCTAGGTGCTAACAATGCTTGGGCACAATATCAGGCCAAGAATAATCGTTTAGTTAGTTATGAGATTGCCAGCAAGACCACCAGCGATCCTAAACTAAAGGCAGAGTTTAAGGCAGAAGCAGAACGTATGGACAGCGACAAGAAAGAAATTGCTGTTAATGCTCGTAAGATGGAAGCTGATCGCGAACACGCCAAAAAATCAAGTCCGTGGATTGGTTATGCATCAACTGCATATCAATTAGCCATTGTTGTTTTATCAGCAAGTATTCTTGCTGTTAGTATGCCAATGTTTTGGAGTAGTTTTGCAGTAGCAGGAGTGGGTATATTGTTATCAGCCAACGGATTATTCCTTTGGTTTTAAATTGAATAGGAGCGACACATGACAGAAGAAGTAAAGAGCGAAAGCGAAAAGAAAAAAGAAGATTGGATGAATGCTAAGTGGCGTCCAATGATGGGTTGGATGTATATGGTTGTCTGTATGATGGACATGGTAGTATTTCCAATCTTATGGAGTTTGTTACAAACTCTAACACATAGTCCTATTACACAATGGAATCCACTAACACTACAAGGTGCTGGTTTATTCCATATCGCGATGGGTGCGGTATTAGGTATTGCGGCATTTGGTCGTACACAAGAAAAATTAAATGGAGCAAACAATGGCGGAATACAACAACCAACAACATTTAGCCCTCCTCCAGCAGGACCGAGCAGTTTCCAGGCACCAGCTTCGTCAGGTTTCGGAGCAGCAAGCACCACAGGAGGCTTTAGCTCAAGCGGCTTTGGAAGCGTACCTCCAGCAGCACCAGCAGGCGGCTTTGGTAGCAGTACAGGATTTGGAGCGCCAAAGGCTCAAGTAATGACCAGCAGTTCAGGTAAACCAATGCCGGTTCAACCTGATCAACCAGAAATTTAAAAGGAGAAAGATATGAAAAATCTTTTAGCACTAATAATTACAGCAACATTTTCATTTACAGCAGTAGCAGCAGATGCGCCAGCTAAGGCAGAAAAAGTTTGCATTAAAACTAAAGATGCCAAAACAGGTAAAGAAGTTGAAAAATGCAAAACTATGAAAAAACACGAAAAGAAAGAAGGCACTAAAGTTGAAGGAACTAAGCCAGATAAAAAATAATTTGAGCTCAGTAAATCTTACTTAAATAAAAGGACTACTTGACGTGGTCCTTTTTTTATTGTATAATGTTACTATGGATTATTACTCAACACTAGGTTTACAGAGAGGTGCCTCTGACGACGAAATTAAAAAGGCTTATCGTAAACTTGCGATGAAGCATCATCCCGATCGCGGTGGTGACCAAAATAAATTTAAAGAAATATCTACTGCCTACGAAACATTAAGCGATCCTGATAAAAAACGGATTATCGATATGGGCGGAGATCCTAATGCACAACCAGGAATGGGAGGTTTCCATCATCACGGCCCAGGAAATCCTTTTGAGTTCCATTTTGGTGCAGGTGATATAAATGATTTGTTTGGTAATTTTGGGTTTGGAGGTTTTGGTCGCCAACCGATGAGGAAAAACAAATCCCTAAACATAAACGTAACCGTGACATTAGAAGATGTCCTAAACGGTAAAGATTTTACCGCCGAATTATCAATGCCGGGCGGAAAACCTAAAATGATCAACATTCAGATTCCTCAGGGAATAGAACACGGTCAACAAATTAGATACGAAGGTATGGGAGACAGTTCAATTCCTTCTCTTCGACCCGGAGATCTTATAGTAAATGTATTTGTTGCAGACCATCCTATTTTTAGACGAGAAGGTGCAACTCTATTTTTAGAAAAAGAAATATCTGTTTGGGATGCAATTTTAGGAACGTCAGTTGAGATAACGACGTTAGATTTAAAAAAATTATCAATTAACATTCCGCAAGGAACACAACCAGACACAACATTACGGATAACAGGAGAAGGTCTTCCTAATATGAGGACTAGACAAAAAGGTCATTTGATGTTAAAAATTAAAGTATTAATACCTAAGAATTTAAACAATAATCAAATCGAACAGATTAAACAACTTAAAGAAGGAATCTAAATAATGATCGAACCAAGTAAGCAACTTCAAGAAATTTTTGAAGACTCTATTAGAGTTGCAAAAGACTTAGGTCACGAATATATTACCATCGAACATATTGTTTTTGGTATTATGAACGACGATGAATCATTCAAACTTATAGAAAGTTTTGGTGCAGATTCAACTTTTATTAAAACTAATCTTGAACATTATCTAAAAAATAATCTTAACGATATCAAGATTTCAAATCCAAATATTAAGCCAAAGAAAACTAATAGTGTGGAACGTGTGCTTAATCGTTGTTTTACACAGGTGTTGTTTAGCGGCCGTCAACGAATGGAAGTGGCCGATGTAATCATCAGTGTGTTATCAGAAAAGAATAGTTTTGCCTTTTACTTCTTAACAAAAGGTGGTGTAACTAAAGAAAAATTTGTAAAATATTTCCAAGAAAATTTTGTACAGGAAGAAGAGGTCGAATTGAGCGAAAATAAAGTTGTTAATACAAATCAAGCAGATAGAATTTTAAATCAATTCTGTACAAATTTAAGCTTCAAAGCAAAGCAGCGTAAGATTGACCCTGTTATTGGTCGTGATGATGAAATTGAAAAAATTCAACTAGTTCTAGCTCGACGTAATAAGAGTAACGTTCTTATGGTAGGTGATCCAGGTGTAGGTAAGACTGCTATTGCAGAAGGACTTGCACGTAAGATCTTTGAAAAGAAAGTCCCTAAATTCATTCAGGATCATCAAGTTTATACACTTGATATTAGTTCATTGCTTGCTGGCAGTAAATATCGTGGTGATTTTGAAGAGCGATTAAAAGCAGTTTTATCAGCACTTGAAAAGAAAGGTAAAATTATTCTTTTTATCGACGAAGCGCATATGATGAACGGTGCAGGTGCTGCAAGTCAAAGTTCTAACGATATGGCCAATATGCTTAAGCCTATTCTTACCAAAGGTATTATCAAACTTATTGCATCTACTACCTGGGAAGAATATCGAAAATACTTCGAAAGCGATCGTGCTCTAATGCGTCGATTCCAGCGTGTAAGTATTGAAGAACCTACTCCAGAAATCACTATTAAGATTCTTAAAGGTCTTAAAAAGTATTATGAACAACATCACAATGTTAAAATTAGTGATGCGGCTATTGACCAAGCAGTTAAATTATCTGTCAAGTATATGGCGGATAAGAAACTTCCAGATAAGGCCATTGATATCATTGACTGTGCTGCGGCTCGTTACAAACTTAAAGACGACGAAGCAATGGACGGCATTGATCAAATTGTTGACATCGAACAAGTTACATACGAACTTAGCAAGATGATCAATATGCCTTTAGAGACTGTAGCACAAAAAGAAAGCAAAAATCTTTCAGGATTAGATGCACAAATGAAATCCGTTGTTTACGGTCAGGATAAAGCTGTTGACACATTGCTTGACAAAGTTATGGTTGCACAAGCAGGTATGAAAGCACCTAACAAACCAATTGGTTCATTCTTATTCTTAGGCCCAACAGGTTGCGGTAAAACAGAAACTGCTAAACAACTTGCAGACAAGATGGGTATGCAACTTATTCGTTTCGATATGGGCGAATATCAAGAGAAGCATAGTGTTGCACGGTTAATTGGTGCTCCTCCAGGGTATGTTGGTTACGAAGATAACGCAGGTCAGTTAATTACTAAACTGCAAGAACAACCTAATTCTATTTTATTGTTAGACGAAATCGAAAAAGCACATCCAGATGTTTCTAACATTCTTCTTGCTTTTATGGATAACGGGTTTGTTACAGGATCAAATGGTAAACAAGCAGATGGTCGAAATACAATTCTTATTATGACATCTAACCTAGGTGCTGCCGATAACGAACGTAATACCATTGGATTCGGCGAACTAGAACGCGACGGCGAAGATGATAAAGCAATTAAAAAATTCTTTGCTCCTGAATTCCGCAATCGTCTTGACGCTGTAATTAAATTCAATAAACTTAGCGAAAAAGTTGTTGAACAAATTGTCAAGAAATTTATTGGCGATCTCAACGGTCAACTTAAAGATAAAGGAATTGAAATTGTTCTTACAGCTAAAGCTACTCGTTGGTTAGCAGATAAAGGTTATGATAAGAAAATGGGTGCTCGCCCGTTGGCTCGTATTATCGATAACGAAGTTAAAAGTCCTTTAAGTCGTCGTGTGCTGTTTGGCGATCTAGTTAATGGTGGTCGAGTAACTGTAGATATTGTTGATGATAAACTAGACTTTACAGTTGCAGAAATTCCTAAACCATTAACTAAAGAAGAAAAGAAAGCACTCAGAGCACAACGGGCCGCTGAAGAAGCTAAGGTAGAATCGGATGCTATCACAGAAGACCAAACAGACAACTCGTAAATTTTACGGTAAATGGTTATACAAGGCCAGCTTTACAATAGAAGGCTGTGCCTTGTTAAGAACTAAAAATTTAGATGAAGTAGAACAATTTTGTCTAGGTCCAGATCCAGACACAAATCATTTTTCTTTTAAACAAAGAGCTTGGCATAATAAAGATGTTATTCTTCCGTTTGTTCAATTTTTAAAAAAATATACCGCAGATCTATATAGCCTAAGAATAGAAAGTGGTCTGATTGACGTATACACTAACGACAATTCTTTTTATGATTTAATTTCTACATCGTTTGAATATATCTTACGGCATCGGTTTGAACCTAGTACTTCTAGCATTGATCTATTAAATTCTAATCAAAATTATATCACTGTAGATAAATTGCCCAAAGGTAGGTATAATTATAGAGTATATCTATTACCTCACAAAATGAAAGGCGATAAAGAAGGAAAACAACGTTATCTGGATTGGCTTAAGAAACAAGATGGTAAAGTTACTTGCACACCTGCTGTAGAAAATTGGTTTTTAAACACTGACTGGAATTGGGATAGAAGGTATGTATTAGTTGAAGACGAAGCTACTCTGCTGATGCTAAAACTCCGTAATTCGGAAGTCGTAGGTCGAATCTACAACTTTGTTATTTCCGATAAATAAGTGATGAGCTTTGAAACCTTTAATTTATTAGAAAATATCAGTGTGCATTCTGCATATAACAGAGATTATGATGCAGGCACAGATGCAGATGCGGTATTTTATTCCGATAAAAGCAGAGGCGCAGGATATTATAAAAACGGCAGCGGAATACATACTGTCTTGTTTCATACTGAGGGATTTGTAGGTACTATTGCTTTACAAGCAACTTTAGAACTTCACCCCGGTGATAATGATTGGTTTGACGTTCATACAGAAACGTTTGATTTAGATAGCTCAAATTCTAATAGAAGCACAAATATTACCGGAAAATTTGTGTTTATTCGCGCAAAATACCACATCGAAGACGGCCAAATTATTGCGGTCCGTTATAATTGCTAACAGTAAACTTTCGATAAATATAGTATCATCTTACGGAAGATACTATGTTATTGAAAGAAATGTTTAGCCCTATTGGTGCACCAAAAGACGACCAGCAAGATATTGACTGGTTAGACGATTTAAAGTTCTTTATTGACAACGATACAGGAATTTTAGATCAGCACTTCTTCCCTGCCATTAAAAAACATAGAGAACACAAGGGTAATCCTCACGTATTTAAAATATACATTAGACCTATTGAAACAGCAGTAGGACATTATTGCGATAAATTTGATATTAAAGATAAAGAAGAAAAATTCCCCAAAGAAAAATTAATCGATCTTGCCAAACGCATTGCAGATGAACAAGAAAAACATATAGAAAAAGGCGATTACAAGTAATGTTATTGTTTGAATTATTTGAAGGCGGAACAAAACACGTTACATTTTGCTTTGGCAGAATGAATCCACCTACCATTGGCCATAAGCAGGTATTAGATACTATGAAAGCCCAGGGCGGAGATATGCAGATATTTGTTAGTCAAAGTCAAGATGCTAAAAAGAATCCTTTAGATTATGGAACTAAAATAAAGTTTATTAAAGAAATGTTTCCAGAATATGCTAAAGATGTTGTAGATAATGCCGGTCTTAATACAGTTGTAAAAGTTGCTTCTTATCTTTATGATAACGGCTATAATGCAGCTACGTTTGTTGCAGGTAGTGATCGTTTAGAAGATATGAAAAAATTGTTAGAAGGATACAACGGTGTTGAAGGTAAAGCACACGGTTTCTATAAATTTGATGTTCTAGATTTTGTATCAAGCGGAGATAGAGAAGATGGTGCAGAAGGCGTTGCTGGTGTAAGTGCCAGTGGAGCAAGAGCTGCCGCTGCCAATAACGATTTTGAAGGATTTAAAGAAGCAACAGGTGCAGGGGAACTTGCTAAACCTTTATTTGTTGCTGTTCGTAAAGGTATGAAAATTACCGAAAGTATTTCAGAAGCACCTATCGAATTAGATCCTGCTGATCCAATGGATCCTATGATTCATAGTCACAACAAAGCTAATCCTGCTAAACTTAAATATAGAATGTTAAGAGCAGCGGGTCAAATCAAAGATTTAGCCAGTAGAGTTGATGGTGCTAGCCCAGGCGAATGGCAGACTATGGTAAGACAATTTGATGAATTAAAAATGAATGTTGAACAAATTCGTCATGCTTTAGAAGAGCTTGCAAAAATTCGTAAGAAAGGCGGAATACGTAGTAGAGGTATCGATCCTATGATTGACAGCATTGAGGAAGGATACGGACGCTATTGGTGTTCGACAGATAAAAAATGGAAGGAACGTAAGGGTCCAAAACAAAAGAGGTCGTCATGAGAGCAAAAGATATTATACCAACAAGTAAACCAAGAAACTTTGTAGCTAAGAATCAAAAAACTAGCGGTGCCGGCGCACACAAAGATAAAAAGAAAGCACAAAAGCAAGGTGATGTTAAGCACAAGAATAAAGTCGATGAAACTGAACTTCGCAATAAAGATGACCTTCAAGCAAAACGCAAAGCCCTACAAGACCTACAAATGGATCCAATTGCCGGAAAAGATCCTGAAATTAAACAGGCCATTATTCAACGCAAGGCAGACCTAGAAAAAGAAGCAAAGCAAAAAGGTATGGCAGAAGCAGGTTTTGGACGTGATGCTTATCAAAGAGACTATGATAGTAGCGTAAGCGGATTTGGACGTAGAAATAGAGAAGACGACTGGGACGAAGGTAATACAGAACCTCCAAACAACTTTGCTATCTACATTAACGGCAAGAAATGGAAAGTATTTCAAGGTCAAGGAACATATGCCGACGATTACAGAGAAATGGCTCAGCTTCGTAGATTACAAGATATGTGCCGTAAGAAAACTGCACAGACTGGCAAGAAATGGGAAGTATCTAGAACAGGTGAAAAGGCTACTGCATAATGATTGAGATAACTGAATCAGCTAAAAGTAAAATCGTAGATTTATTGATTGATGAAAACAATCCTAAACTAGCTCTTCGAACCTTTGTACAAGGCGGAGGCTGTGCTGGTTTCAGTTATGGATTTACATTTGACGAGGAACAAAACGAAGATGATTTCGAAATTCCTTTAGAAAATTTTAAAGTTCTTGTTGATTCTATGAGTATGCAATACCTACAAGGTGCTGTCATAGATTATAAAGAAGAGTTAATGGGCAGTCAATTTGTAATTAAAAATCCAAATGCTCAAACAACCTGTGGATGTGGGAGTAGTTTTGCTGTATGAAACAATATCGTGTAACATATAATGTACAAACCAGTGAAGAAGACTGCGTCTTAGATCCCAACGATCCTATTCATAAAATGAAAGAAGGAATGTTTATGGGAGGTATTGCTGGTGTAGACACGTATCTAGTATATCCAGAAAAACAAAGCATTGACTCCGACGAAAAAATTAATCCCTTTAGTCAAGTATGAGAGCAGCAGAGTTTATTACTCCTCAAGAATTAGAGGAAGGTTGGAAAGACTGGGTAGCCGGTGCTGCTTTAGGTGCTGCCGCATTAGGGCACAGTCCTAGTGCAGAGGCAGGCAAAGTAAAAAACCAAAACGATAAACCTGCAATTGTACAACAGGCAAAACAACAACATACCAAAAAAGTAGATCCGTTAAAAACAATTAGCAAAAAAGATGTTGCTAAATCTGTTACAGGAAATCCGCACGAAGTGTACCTTAAAAAGGCTGCTGAGAAAGCAGGTATAAAAGGGCCAGAGCTTGCTGCGTTTCTAGCTCAATGTGCTCACGAAACATTAGACTTTAAACATATGAAAGAAATTGGTGGATCTTTAGATTTTAAAAAATACGATCCTAGATACGCTCCTCGCAAGGCAAAAATTTTAGGAAACAAACAAGCAGGGGACGGTGCCAAATATAAGGGACGTGGTTATATTCAGTTAACTGGACGAGAAAATTATAAAAAAGCCGGAGAAGCTCTAGGTCTTCCTTTAGAAAAACATCCAGAGCTTGTAGAAAAACCTGAAGTTGCTGCCAAAGTTGCAGTATGGTATTGGAAAACCCGTGTTGCTAATAAAGTTGATAGTTTTAAAGATACAAAATCTGTAACTAAACCAATTAATCCAGGAATGAAACATCTAGATCAACGTAAAGAAAAACATCAAGCATTCCAGCTAGCTATGCGATAAATATTAATATGAAAATAAGTGAACTTTTAGAAACAGCCACAGCAGGTGCTACTTCAGCAGGTAATATTGCTACCGTTGCAAATCCGCATATTAGCCCAGGAAAAGCTCGTGGAAAAACAAGCTATACTGGTAGCCCGGGAAAATCTGGCACAAAGGCTCCTCCGCAGCCTAAACCCAAGAAACAAAAGCCAACAGATAACGCATTAAATATGAAAACTAATATCTTTGGCGAAGGCAACTTCATTAAAAGATAAATAAAGTATACACCTTTTAGGACTTTTATTATGGACTTTAAATCACTAATTACTAAAATTGAGAGCATCGACGGCAAGATCGAAACTCCTGCTGCTCCTCAATTACCAAAATCTGTACAGTTAAACGAAGACGCAGAATTGCGTGTTTTAGCTGGACAATCTTCTTACATTGCTGAAGCAAAGAAAGCAAAAGAAGAAAAGAAAGAAGAAGTTGAAGAAGGCTTTGACGCTGATGCTAAAACTGGCGATACAAAGAAAACTTCAACAGGTACTTTAACAAAAACTGCAACAGGTGTAAAACACACTCGTGACAAGTTTGAATACGATCCAGGTTCAGATGACAAGGACGACAAGAAGCGTAAAGAAAAAGCTCGTAAGTCTGCTAAAGAATCTGTAGATCCAGAACAATTTAAGTCTAAATTCCTAAAAATGGTTGAGGCTAAAAAGTCTGATAAAGAAGATAAAAAAGCCAAGAAAGAAAAGAAAATGGACGAAGGTGCAAAGCCAGATTTCTTAGACATTGACAAAGACGGTGACAAGAAAGAGCCAATGAAAAAAGCTGCTGCCGAAAAAGGCGGTAACAAGAAAGATGGCAAGAAAGGTATGAGCGACAAGCAGGCAAAATACTTTGGTGGCAAGAAAAACGAATCTGTTAAAACTTCTAAGAAAGTTGTTGCTGAAAGTGTAGAACAAAAACTAACATTTAAGCAAATGGTTCAGTTGGTTCAAGAAAGCGGCGGTCAACAACAAATTGATGCAATTGATACAGAATTGTTCAACTGGGCTCAACGTGTTGCTGTTGCTAAACTAGGCGAAGGTATGAAAGCAGATCTATACGCAGGTTTAATTTACGAACGTAACGGCGGCGTATTTGAAATGTATGACGTACTAAGCGAAGATCAAAAGTAATTTAACCAAAAGGTGTAGAAAAGCCAGTCATAGGTTGACTGGCTTTTTTTGTGGCTATATAATATACTTTTATATACAGGAGAATACTATGGCAAAAATGTACGGTCCAGAAGAAAAGGCTAAACTTGAGCGTCTCATTAACGAAGGTGGAAATGTATTGCGCGAAATTGAAGATCTCCAAGAAGGCCTAAAAGAAACCGTTAAGGCCGTAGCAGAAGAGCTACAAGTTAAACCTAGCATTATTAATAAAGCAATTAAGATTGCACATAAAGACAATTGGAAGTCTCACGAAGAAGAGTGGGATGAAATTGAAATGATTTTGGGCGTTACCAAACGTTTACCCGAATGATAGAATATTTTCAACCAACTATACAATGGATCAAAGATGATTGGGCATCTAACCGTTTACGTTTTATTATTGAGCTCCTTGCTTGGGCTATCTCAATTGGATGTAGCATCACAATGGCTGTCACAGTACCCAATCCTCCACTCCTTGCTTTATATCCTATTTGGATCACTGGTTGTGCTATGTATGCTTGGGCTGCTTGGACTAGGAAATCTTTTGGGATGCTGGCTAACTACATCCTGCTCACCACCATTGATAGTGTTGGGCTGGTAAGAATGCTAATTAGTTAAATATAAGATAGATGGTAGGCTGGGCCATAAACCGCATTTTTGGTATTTGCAAGCCGTAAATTGCATAGGAGAAAAATGAGTTACGTTGACGCTTTCTATGATCGCGAGGACGATACTATTCGTGTCGTCGAGCGAAATGATAAAGGTGAAAGGCATTTTAAGGATTATCCTGCCAAACATCTTTTCTATTACTATGACCCTAAAGGTAAATTTCAATCTATCAAGGGTGAACCACTAAGCCGTGTAAGTTGTAAGAATGTAAAAGAACTTCGCAAAGAACTTGCAATTCATTCTAACAAAAAACTATACGAATCAGATATTAATCCAATCTTTCGTTGTTTAGAAGATCATTATCTAAACATTGATGCGCCGAAACTAAATGCAGCCTACTTCGATATTGAAGTAGATTTTGATCCAGAACGTGGCTACGCTTCGCCTGATGATGCATTTATGCCAATTACCGCAATTGCTGTTCACCTGCAATGGTTGGACACACTTGTATGTCTTGCTATTCCTCCAAAGACAATGTCAATGGAAGAAGCTCAAAAGGCTGTCGAAGAATTTCCTAACACGATGTTATTTGACAACGAAGCAGATATGTTGGATACATTTTTAGATCTTATTCAAGATGCTGATGTGTTGTCTGGTTGGAACAGTGAAGGTTTTGATATTCCGTATACTGTAAATCGTGTTATTAAAGTTCTAAGCAAAGAGGATACTAAACGTTTCTGTTTGTGGGATTGTTATCCTAAGAAACGTGAATACGAAAAGTACGGAAAGACTGCTGTTACATATGATCTTATCGGTCGTGTGCATATGGACTATTTAGAATTATATCGAAAATACACATATGAAGAAAGACACACCTATCGATTAGATGCCATCGGTGAAATGGAAGTTGGTGAAAAGAAGGTTGCCTACGAGGGAACGCTTGATCAATTATATAACAATGACTTTAAAAAGTTTATTGAATATAACAGACAAGATACTGCACTACTTGACAAACTAGATAAGAAACTAAAATTCCTAGACCTGTCCAACAAGATTGCACACGAAAACACAGTTCTGCTACAGACAACAATGGGTGCTGTTGCCGTAACTGAACAAGCCATTATTAATGAAGCTCACCGTCGTGGTATGATTGTTCCTAATCGTAAAAAGATGGAGGAGCAAGGAGACACACAGGCCGCTGGCGCTTATGTTGCATATCCAAAGAAAGGCATCCACGAGTGGATTGGCTCATTAGATATTAACTCACTGTATCCGTCTGCGATTCGTGCGCTGAATATGGGCCCGGAAACTATTGTAGGACAACTACGTGCAGATGGTACCAAAGCACATCTTGAAACAGAAATGGGCAAGGGTAAATCATTTGCTGCTGCTTGGGAAGGAATATTTGGATCATTAGAATATACTTCTGTTATGAACAAAGAAGTTGGTCGAGAAATTACCATCGACTGGGAAGGCGGCGGTAGTGATACCCTGTCGGCCGCACAAATCTATGATTTAATCTTTGAAAGCAACCAACCTTGGATGATCTCAGCAAATGGAACTATCTTTACCTATGAAGTAGAAGGTATCATTCCAGGTCTGTTAGCACGTTGGTACAAAGAACGTAAAGAGATGCAGGCCAAACTTAAAGAATGCATCAAGGCAGGTAATACTGTTGAAGAAGAATACTGGGATAAACGACAACTAGTTAAGAAGATTAACCTAAACAGTTTGTACGGTGCTATTCTTAACCCAGGTTGCCGTTTCTTTGATAATAGAATTGGTCAAAGTACTACGCTTACAGGACGTCAGATTGCCAAACATATGGCAAGTAAAGTTAATGAAATTATTACCGGAGAATATGATCACGTTGGCAAATCAGTGATCTACGGTGACACAGACTCTTGTTATTTTTCAGCTTATTCAACGCTGAAGAAAGACATTGAGAAGGGCCTTGTTCCTTGGAATAAGGAAAACGTTGTTGAACTTTATGACACTATAGGAGAAACTGTAAATGGTACTTTCGTCAAATTCATGCAAGATGCCTTCCACGTTCCAAAATCTCGAGGAGAGGTCATCAAAGCAGGTCGCGAGATTGTTGCTTCCAAAGGACTATTCATCACAAAGAAACGATATGCCGTGCTCTACTACGACAAAGAAGGAAAGCGGGCAGACGTCGATGGCAAGCCAGGCAAGATCAAAGCAATGGGGCTTGACCTCAAAAGGTCAGATACCCCGGTTGTTATCCAAGACTTTTTAAGTGACGTACTTACAAAAGTTCTTAATGGAGCTCCGCAAGAAGAAGTACTAGAGTTTATTACAGACTTTAGAACAGATTTTAAAACACGCCCAGGATGGGAGAAAGGATCACCAAAACGTGCAAACAACATTACAGAATACGCCAGTAAAGAGAAGAAAGCTGGCAAGGCAAATATGCCTGGTCATGTTAGAGCAAGCCTTAATTGGAATACGCTCAAACGCCTCTACGACGACAAATACTCAATGCAAATCGTCGACGGAGCAAAAGTCATTGTCTGCAAATTAAAAGACAATCCTATGGGATATACGTCAGTAGCATATCCTGTAGACGAACTACGTTTACCTCAATGGTTTAAAGATTTACCATTCGATGACGGTTTGATGGAAACTACTGTTATCGATGAAAAATTAGAAAACTTAATTGGAGTACTAGAATGGGATATCAGTTCTACTAGAAATGATAATACCTTTAGCAAATTATTTGATTTTGAGTGATTTCAAGGTTGATTTTTATTCACGATCTAAATATAATCTTAATATACATGGAGATATCTAAATGAAAGACATTTTACAAGACATTGTGTCACATACACAAAACCTAGGCTTTTTAACCACAGTCAAAGTTACAGGCACAGAAGAAAAGACTACAATTAACTCAATGGCAGATGACCGTTCAGTTATTATGGATGCAGAAACTGCTAATCCTTATCCAGATATGATTGGTGTATTTGGTATGCCGCAACTTAACAAGTTGAAATATTTGTTAGATGGCAGCGAATACAAGGATGATGCAAAAATTACTATCACATCAGCAGAACGTAATGGTGAAACTATCCCCGTCGGTATCCACTTTGAAAACAAAGACGGCGATTTCCGCAACGACTATCGCTTTATGAATCAGGAAATCATCAACGAAAAGATGAAGACTGTTAAGTTCCGCGGTGTTAAGTGGGATGTTGAACTAGAGCCAACCGTTGCTGCTGTACAGCGTTTTAATTTCCAAGCTGGTGCTAACAGCGAACATCCAACATTCCTTGCAAAAACTGACGGTGGCAATTTGAAATTTATCTTTGGTGATGCAAGCACACACGGCGGTGAGTTTATTTTTGCACAGAACGTTGCAGGTAAACTGGATCGTGGTTGGACTTGGCCGGTGCTTCCAATCTTGAGCATTCTTAAGATTGCCGATGTCAACAACACAAAGATGAGTTTGTCAAATGAAGGTGCTATCCAAATCACTCTAGACAGCGGATTGGCAACATACAAATACATTATTCCAGCACAGGCGGCCTAATGATTAATAACGTTAGTAGTTCCAGCAAACATATGTATGCCGCAGGGGGAAGTTCGCTTCCCTATGTGTCATCTAATATGTCAAATCCTTCTCAAGGTATGTTGAGATTAAACGGCAGCGATATGGAAGTATTTGATGGCCATACGTGGATGAAGATTTATGCAGGGTCTGCAAACGTAGGCCTAAATAATGACGCAGAAAAAGCCATTGACTGGGCTATTAAACGTATGAAGCAAGAAGAAGAATGGTACAAGTTAGCAACAACTAACGAAGCAGTTCGCATTGCATTAGACCAATTAGAACAGGCAAAGACAAGAGTAGAACTTACAGCACATTTAGCGAGAGATTATGAAACAACAACCAGTTGATTTAACACCATTACAGAAAGACTATGCGGTTTACTTACCTGCTATTAGTTCTTTCTATTCTACATACGTTGCAAAACAACGTTTAGAAAAATTTATTCCAGACGATCGCGTTCCTCAAGGATTTGATCGCGGCATTGAAGGTATGAACTTCTTGAATCCAGAGCAAGGCTATTTTTATTACAAATATGCGTTGTATTCAGCAGGTCACGCACAGTTAGACATTAATAAAAGTATCACACAAGAATCTATGATTCAACAACGTGATCGTAACGCTACTATGATATTAGGTGATTCAGGCGGTTATCAGATCGGTAAAGGTGTTATTAAGTTCGACTGGCAAAATTTTGAAGGCTCAGAAGCAAATAAAACTCGCGAAAAGATCTTAACTTGGCTAGATGTTACTGCTGATTGGTCAATGATGCTAGACGTTCCGACCTGGGCTTGTGACCATATTCATAGTCCAAAGACAGGTTTAAAATCATTTCAAGATTGTTTAGATAAAACAAGATTTAACAATGAATATTTTATTCAAAATCGTTTAGGTGCAAAAGATGGCGGTACTAAACTGTTAAATGTTTTACAGGGTAGTAACTGGGAAAACGCAGAAGCGTGGTACCAGGGTGTAAAAGAATACTCCGATACTAGCAAGTACGGAGACAGAGCCGCAGAAGGATGGGCTATGGGTGGTGCTAATATGTGTAAGATGCCTATTACACTACGTAGACTGATTACTATGCGGTTTGACGGTATGCTAGAAGGCAAGGATTGGATGCACTTCTTGGGTACTGCACAGTTGGACTGGGCTTGTTATCTAACAAGCATTCAGCGTCAAATTAGAAAGCACGTAAATGAAAACTTCACAATTTCCTTTGACTGCGCATCACCTTTCATCGCAACAGCTCACGGATTGGTATATACTAACGCCCAACATACCAATAAGCGATTCTCTGTTATCATGGATAAAGCCCCGGACAATAAGAGTCTTGCCAGACGGCACGATATACCTTTTCCTTTCGAATCCGATTTTGGTCGCAGACTTACAGTCGCTGATATTTGCCACTATGCACCGGGAATGTTAAACAAGATTGGTAAAGAAGGTAAAACTTCTTGGGATAGTTTTGCCTATGCTCTAATGATGGGTCATAATGTTGAATGTCACATTCGTGCTGTTCAAAGATCTAATAATCTAGCAGATATTGAATATGCAAGTCACAGACCAGATTGGAGACACTGGCGCAAGGTTAAAGATGCAGATAAAAGTGATGAATACTCAGAATGGGTACCGCGCAACATTCTGTATTTTAATAGATTTGTTGAAGAATTGTTTGAACTCAAGACTAAAGAAGAAGCATTTGAAATGATTGCTGAAGCAGAACGTCTTGGATTTTTACAAAACTTAGAAGGTGCTCGTCTACGTGGTGGTGTTACTAACATTGTAGATAGTCTTTTTGATGAAGTCAAAGAAGATGGAACTGTTGAAGTTCCTTGGACTGACGACAGAGAAGACGAAGAGTTGGATAATTTAAAAGTTGAATAAGGCTTAAAATGCGATCTCTATCTAGGAATCACGCTCCTAAATGTAGTTTACCCGGTTGCAATACTCAAGTAGGGTACCATAAAGGTTATGTTAAAAAAGATGGTACACCTACCTGGAAATGGAAAACTTTTTGCAATCTTCATAGAACTGTGTTAAGGTTTGAAGTGGACGAATGGATGCAATCAAAAGGATGCGAAAACCAATCAGGATACCTTGGATGGTTTTGTAGAGATCCGTATAGAAGTCTTACCATAGATCATCACGACGGTGATAAAGGCAATACATCTTCAGACAATTTAAAAATCTTGTGCGCAAATTGCCATAACGAAAAAAGTAAAATGTTTGGAGATCACAAAAAGAAATATTCTTATACAAATAAGATGTTCACAACTTTATTTGAAGAGGTTTAATATGTACGAAAATAGAATTAAGCACTTGGAAGAAGCACATCGTATGCTTGATAAAAAAGTAGACGATATGGAAAGAACAGGAATATTTGGGGAAGAGAATATTCACGAACTTAAAAAGAAACGACTCTTTTTAAAAGATGAGATCGAAATGCTAAGGGCAAAACAGGCGGGGTTGGAAGAATGAAATGCCAAACCTGTAATTTACAAATTCAACCAAATTGTGATTGGAATCAAGGAAGATGTCCGCATAGAGAACCTCTTTTGAGCTCAGCATTTCTTGACAATTATCATTTTAGATACTATAATTTAATTCAGTCCATTAAAAGATTATTTGCTAAAAAGGAAAAATAATTATGGCAACTTGGCCTTTTTCATCAGACGATACCTCACCATCATATAGTAGCGACGAAACTACAGAAAAGAAAGAACTTACCGCTTGGACTGTAAGTACATACTACAAAAAGTCTATTGAAGAACACGAACACTTTACTAAAGACGGACAAGAAATTATTCACAAAACTGGTTGGCGTGGAGGATCTTGGATTGTTTATACTAACGATGGAAACCCGCCAAAGTTTGAGTTTGATTATGTACCAGGCGGTGATGGATCTAAAGACAGCATAGATATTAACAACTGCTACTATAATAATATTGAAGAAGTTGAGCTCGAATCAACCTTTGACGGTTGTTGGGCAGACGTAGAATGGCCAGATGACATTGACGAAGATGAGCAAGCAGAAATTGAAGAAGCAATGGAAGAAGATGGCTATTACGATGCACTAGAAAGCAGAGATTGGTCTTCTAGTGATAGCGAAATGTGGATTTGGGGTCCTATTGTGATTGAAGGCGAAAACGGTTATCGTCGTATTATCCAAGCCGACGAAGATGGCAATGTTATTGACTTTAAGGAAAATGAATGAAGCGTGATTACACAGACGGAGTCAGCGAAGGTATTACATTCTTCACTGGTGTGGAGATTGAACGCACTCCTGCATTTGGAATGAAGACCTTATTTGTTGTAGGTGTTCACGACCCATATGTTATTATGGAACTTGCACGTAATCATAACTGCAAGCATATCTATTTTGGTGCTAATCAAAGTTTCCAAACTAATGGCGTTAATGATGTAGAAACTTGGCGTCCGTGGGAAGATATGATCTACGTTTGTCTAGATGCAGAAGACGGTTTCTGGTGTACGCTTGACTTTGATGTTAAGGAAACGGAAGGATTGCTCGAGAGCGGTTTAACCGAAAAGCGTAGATTTATTCCGCAGATTAGTGTAAAATTACCTTATATCAATCAACTTGGTTATAATGCTACACTAAAGATCGACGACAAAGATTTTTGTGCAACTAACCCTGGGGTATGGTGCCATAACCTACAGGACCTTCTGGGAAGAGATCGCTTCACAGATTGGGATCAATATGGCAAGGATGAAATTATTAAATGAGTACTGGACAGGCAATAAACTATGCGACTGCTAAACAATCAGCTATTCGCCCTGCTCGCAGAGTAAAAAGGAAAGAAATGAAACTTACATTTAAACAGCGTATCCGTAATTGGCTCAATAGCGACAATGACGATATGGATGCAGTACCAACCTTGGCTGTAGAAGCTGATCGTCTTCAATCTGACGGTATTCGTTTACAGATTTACAAAGCCAGTGGTGGGTACGTTGTAGAGACTCGAGGTTACGATCGAAAGACTGATCGCAATCATAACACTATGCACGTAGTTACTGAAAATGAAGACCTAGGCGATCGCTTAAGTAAAATTGTTATGATGGAGGCAATGAGATGAGACACCCTGATTTAAAAATTAAAGAATTTACAATTAAAGAAAATTCTGGATTCCGTATGCGTGTAGAATCTTGGGAGTGCGTTGCACCCAAAGGTCTATATGCTGTAAATTTTATTCAAGAAAGCCTAAATAAAGACGGTGATGTTGACGATACAAGTATCTACAATTTTCATCTAACTAAAGAGGAAGTCGGTGAATTGTGTAAAGGACTGTTATCAGTATGATTATTAGGCAAGACCAAAGACCCAATAAAATGATTTGGGTTACATTTCAAAAAGAGGGTATGCACAAATATCCAGCGGCTCTTACAGATTCTAGCCTTGCTACAGGTGACGAGTATGATGTTAGCTTCCTTGGCTATCCACATCGTCATATCTTTCACTTTAAAGTTTGGATTAGCGTAACACATAATGACCGCGATATTGAGTTTATTCAGTTTAAACGATGGTTGCAGAATCTTTATAAAGATGCTACACTTAGTTTAGACTTTAAGAGTTGCGAGATGATGTCAGACGATTTGTATGACGCTATCTCCAATAAGTATCCAGGCCGCGAGGTTTGGATTGAGGTCTCCGAAGACGGAGAAAATGGTTCATTCATCAAATATTAAAGGAAAGTAAGATGAAAAACTACAAGGACATCGATTACTTTGAAAGTCGTCCTGATGTTGTTAAGGTCTTTGATGACCTAGATGCGTATCTCGATTTCTGCAGATTTGAGTTGCGTGATTTTAATCCTGCAGATCTTTATCGCAAAGATTCTGCAAATTACCAAGCCTACTTGGCAAGTAAGCGTCCTCGTAGACCTTACCAAGGTAATAAGCCACGTTTTGAAGGTCGTAGTAATAACTACGAAGGTCGAAACAATAACTACGATCGCAGAGGTCGTTGATATGGCACGGGTTTTCCTAGTCGACCTTGAGGCAGTAGAAACTCGTTACACAGGCGAGTGGAAAACCCACCTTCCTGCACTTCTTAAAAAGAGAGGACACGATGTTCAAATTATATCTGGCCCTACGGATATTCCTAGTGCAACCACTCCTGGCGCTTTTCTTAATTTTGGTGGCACCAATATATATAAGTCTAGTCAAGTTGAGCAAATGGGTCGGTTGTTTTGCAATGGATCAGTGGCTCCTAATGATCACTTTATCTTTACTGATGCTTGGCACCCTGGCATCATAAACTTAAAATATATGAGTGAGCTTTTACAGATTCCTGTAAAAATTCACGCATTGTGGCACGCCGGATCATATGATCCTCAAGATTTCTTAGGTCGACTTATTGGTGACACTCCTTGGGTTAGACACTCAGAAAAAGCATTCTATCACGCAATCGATTATAATTGGTTCGCTACAGAATTTCATATCGAAATGTTCTGTAAAAATCTGTTAGGTTATGAAAACTCCAACATTGTTAGAGAGTTTGCCAAACATAAAATTATGCGTACAGGTTGGCCAATGGAATATATGGTAGATACCTTAAGTATGTACAGCGAAATGGAAAAGAAAAACATTATTCTTTTCCCGCATCGTATTGCTCCAGAGAAACAAGTCGATATATTTTATGACTTAAAAGAACAACTTCCTCAATATGAGTTTATTGTTTGTCAAGAACGTCAACTTACAAAAAACGAATATCATAATATGCTAGGCGAATCTAAACTAGTGTTTAGTGCTAACCTACAAGAAACACTTGGAATTAGTTGGTACGAAGGTGCTATTACTAAAACTATTCCTATGGTTCCAGACAGACTCAGTTACAGTGAAATGGCATTAAAAGATTTTTCTTATCCTTCAGAGTGGACAGAATCTTTTAATTCTTATAGGGCACATAGAGGAGCAATAGTAGATCGAATTGTCCATTATATGGAAAATTACGAATCCTATCTACCTCGCCTAAATAAACAGGTAGATCGTTTAACTAAGAATTATTTTAGTTGCGATAATCTCTTAGAGATGCTAAAATAACTTATTATGTCATCCACGACATTAACTCGGAGAATTTAATTGAAATTAAAAAAACAAGAAACAGCACTAGACGCTATGGCAGGCGATGGTGGCTATGAAGAAGCATACTTAGGCGATCATCTTCGCTTTAAAATGAAACGCGAAGGCAAACGTTTTTGGGCTGGTGACAATATCAGTGATTATGTCAGCGAAGAAGATAAAGAAATCTTAATTGAAGAAGCAACTGAAGCATTTGAACTAGTTCTTGATCGTTTGCTAATCGATCGAGAAACAGATCCTAACTCAAAAGGTACAGCACGTCGACTGGCTAAGATGTACTTCAACGAAATTATGGCAGGTAGATATGACCCATCACCAAGCGCAACAGCATTTCCAAATGACTCAGAAGATCGCTACGAAGGTATGTTGGTGGTACGTAGTGAGTTGCGCTCTATGTGCAGTCATCATCATCAGCCCGTTAGTGGTGTCGCTTACATTGGCATCATCGCCGCACAAAAACTTATTGGTTTGTCTAAGTACACTCGTATTGCTCAGTGGTGCGCTCGTCGCGGTACCTTACAAGAAGAACTAGCCAACGATATTGCTAGAGAAATAGAACGTGCCACTGCTGCATCCGACCTCGGTGTTTACATCCAAGCCACTCACGGTTGTTGTGAAAACCGTGGTATTATGGCACATAGTTCTTTAACGCAGACTACAGTATTGAAAGGTGCGTTTAAAGATGATCCAGGTACAAAGAAGGAATTCTTTGATAACATTAAACTACAACAGGAGTTTGCACCGCGATGAGTAATTCCGTAGATATGGCTAACGATTTAATTAATCGTGCTAAAAATTTAAAGAAGTTTGAAGTAAAACGTATGCTAGAAGATGGCATTCTGTTTAATGGTCCTGTACCTTTTGATATTAAGGGCAAAGACGATTGCTATTGGATTTATGCGTATGCAGTTACCCAAGAAGAAGCAGAAGCAACAGTTGATGCTTGGTTAAAGGATCGTGTATGAAATGGTTTCTTAATCTCTTAGAACGTATGGGTCGTAAACGTATTGTTATGGATCGTGAAGCTGACGAACCATATTTAGAACGCTACTATCTATTTCTAAAAGATAGAGACCGTTTTCCATTTAACATTTTCCTACACAAGTTTTTAAAAGGTGATCCAGATGATCTTCACGATCATCCCTGGCCTTATGCCACACTTATTCTAAAAGGTGGTTATTGGGAAACTACTCCAGAAGGTCGCTTTTGGAGAAGACCTGGACACTTTAGAATTTGTAAGGCAAAAAGTTTTCATCGTGTAGAATTAGAACCGGGCGTAGAATGTTGGACAATCTTTATGCCAGGCCCTAAACAACGTGAATGGGGATTTGATGTTAACGGTAAATGGGTACAACACGAACAATATTTAAAAACACGATATGAACAAGCACATAATTAATTTTAATGAATTTACAGTAAACGTTAGTAAAATTTGCCGTAGCTTTGGTACTTGGCGACCTGATTACATTGTAGGACTTACACGGGGAGGTTTGCTCCCTGCTGTTATGATTAGTCATTGGTTAGATGTGCCAATGCACTCACTCAATGTAAGCCTACGTGATCATACAGCAAGTGAAAGCAATCTATGGATGGCTGATGATGCATTTGCAGGTAAACAGATTCTTATTGTAGACGATATTAACGATAGCGGTGCTACACTTAATTGGATTATGGACGATTGGCGTAGCAGTTGCTTTCCTCACGATGAGCGTTGGGATATGATTTGGAACAATAGTGTACGCTTTGCTGTAATTGTAGATAATCTTGCCAGCGGGTGTAATGTTAAAATGGACTATGTTGGATTTGAGGTCAATAAGGCAGAAAACGATGTTTGGATAGAATTTCCTTACGAAGATTGGTGGGCAAAATGATCGACGCACAGGTTAAGGTACATTGCACAGATGCAGGTAAAGATTTTGATATGCACGTTTTAGGTTACAAACCTAAAGCATTTTTAGAAGTTGCTTTTCAAACTTTAAAAATTAAAATGGTATATAAAGAGAATACTAGAGCGTTTGTTGGTAGCCTAGGTGGGAGAGAATTTGTTATTCGCGAAGATTCTCTACCAAAAGAAAATAAGGGATATTGATGGGTAGAACTTTATTCATTGGAGATAGTCACACAATGGGCTACACTTCAGTTTTGAACAGTAAAGGCGTAGGCAGTTTTAGTCAATGGAACGATAACAACTATGCAGAAATTTACAGTAAATTAAACAATAAGCCAGTCATTGTTTATGCTATGTCTGGTGCATCAAACAGATTATATACCGATTGGCTTATATCGATGTTTAATTTGTACGATGACATTGATGAGGTCTTTATTTGTCTAGCATCATTTAATAGATTCATTATAGCATACGACGATATTTCTAAAGAAGATTGTATTCCATCTGATTATTTCACTTTCAAGTGCGATTCAGACGATGAAAATATTCATAGATATATGGATGCAATTGTTAGAGAAAAATCAATGCAGCTATTAAACAAGTCAACTTACGACGATTACGGAAATTATCCGGGTGTTGAATTTAGTGCTACTGATGGATTAATTGTTCCGGATCTTCGAAAACATACATATATGCAGGTTAAATTGTTTTTCGAACTTAATACCTATGTAGAAAAAAGAGAATTTTTAAATTGTGTTTACACCTGGGATAATATCTGCGCAGACCACGGAGTGCCTTTACATCTGTTTAATTTTACAGATAGATTAAAATTTCCAACGCAGTTTGACTATTACGGAAAACTTAAAAATACTAGAATTGCTTCTAAAACAGTTCAATCATTTACAAAGCAATTAGGGTTTAATCACGAAAATTTTCTTATTGAAGATAAAGAACACTACAATACTAGCTATCACGAATTAGTTGCCAAACATTATATTCCATGGTTAACCAGTTTAAAAAAATATTAATTGCTGGAGATAGTTTTTCAGCAGTTTGGCCTGATTCAAACACAGGCTGGGTTAATCTGTTGGCTAAAGATTACGATGTTACTAATTTATCAGAACCTGGAATAAGCGAATACAAAATTCTAAAACAAATAGAAAGTGTAAACACGACATCATTTGATGTTGTGATAGTCAGTCATACAAGTCCTAGCAGGGTTCATACAAAAAATCATCCTATACAAAAATCAGGATTTAGAAAAAATTGTGACTTAATATATCACGATATCGAAAATCATTTTAATCCTTTTAACTTTAATCTATTGTCAGCTAAACTATTTTTTAGATATCACTACGACGACGAATATCAAATTGATATCTATAATTTAATTCGAGACAAAATAAACAATTTAATAAAAACAAAATATATTAGTATTTCGCATTTAGAGATTGCTGCCGAATTAGCCATAGAAAAATATCATACAGATTTTTCAACTCTTTGGAGCAAAGAAAGAGGTTACACAAATCATTATACTGACAACGGTAATAAAATTGTATATAATATAATAAAGGAACTTATAGAAAAATGACCGATATAAACAAAATATTTCCCGCCGAGCCTAGTTTTATCGAAGATTCTAAAGCGCCGTGGACAGAACTTATAGAAGAAGATTATCACGTAAAAGTATTTCGTGATATCTATCCGGTAACAGAGGGTCATCTTTTATTTGTACCTAAATATAATACCGTTGCTGTTCTAATGGATTGTTTTGAAGATGCAGTTAGAGACGGTATTAAGAGAGTACAACAAGGCGAATGGGACGGATTTAACATAGGTATGAATTACGGCCCAGCTGCTGGACAAACAGTTCCTTGGCCACACGTTCATCTTATTCCAAGACGTAAAGGTGATATGGAAGACCCCACAGGAGGTGTTCGTCACGTTATTCCAGAAAAAGGAAACTATCGTAAATGGTAACCATTAATGTTCCGTGGAACGAAAAAACAAATAATATGCCATTTTGGAATAATGTAACTGCAACTATTGTAGAAAAATTTGGATTGCCAGGAGATAGATATAGAACTGAAGTTAGTACAGAATGTATGAAATTTCATTTTCATAATGAACACGATGGACTTATGTGCAAGATACTAGTAAGTGAATACATATGAAAAACATTCTTGTTGTAGTTTCAATTTTTGCTATATTTTTTATTTTAATTTTAGTAGGTTCTAAGCAACCTCAAACAAGAATATACGATTGCGGAATGGCAGAATGGCATCCGGATATTCCCAATAAAGTTAAAGAAGAGTGTAGAAAATTACACTACGAGCATTGGAAGAAAGAAAATGACGAAAAAAATAGAATCTAAAAGTTGGACCCTTAATGTTGAAGAAGATCCTGAAACAGGAGATTGTATATTACCATTTCCTCCAGACCTATTAAAAGAAGCAGGTTGGAAAGAAGGCGATAATTTAATTTGGATCGATAACGAAGATGGCACTTGGAGTTTGATCAAAGAAGACTTGACAAATTTTGTAAAAAAAGGTATAATAAACAATGAGTAAAATTAAAATCGCAGAGCTGTTTTACAGCATTCAAGGTGAAGGCCGCTATATGGGTGTGCCTTCTGTTTTCTTACGTATATTTGGTTGCAACTTCAAGTGTGCCGGGTTTGGTATGCCTAGAGGTGAACTAAGCACAGAGGCAGATGATATTGTTATTCAACACAAGAGATCTCCTTACGAAAAATACGAAGCATTGCCGTTGGTATCTACAGGTTGTGATAGCTATGCTAGTTGGCATCCAGAGTTTAAAGACCTAAGTCCAATGCTAACTAGCGATGCTATTGCTGAACGCATTATGGAAATTCTTCCACACAACGAATGGCAGGACGAACACCTAGTTATCACAGGTGGTGAACCTTTGCTAGGTTGGCAACGTGCCTATCCAGACTTGTTGCGTCATCCCAAGATGACAGGTCTAAAAGAAATTACCTTTGAAACAAACGGCACCCAAGAACTGTCAGAAAGTTTTAAAGATTATTTGTTAGAATGGACAATGCCTCATCCAGATTACAACAAAGAAATTACATTTAGTGTTAGTGCTAAATTACCTTGCTCTGGAGAAAAGTGGGAAGATGCTATTCGTCCAGAAATAGTTTGTGATTATCAAAACTGGGGTTATGTATACTTAAAATTTGTAGTAGCCTCTGAGGAGGATTTGAAAGATGCAGAACGAGCTGTTAAGGAATATCGCGAGGCAGGTTTTACGGGCCCTGTTTATATTATGCCTGTTGGTGGAGTTGACAGCGTGTATACCCTTAACAATCGTAACGTGGCAGAAATGGCAATGCGAAAAGGATGGCGGTACAGTGATCGACTACAAGTGCCTCTCTTCAAGAACGAGTGGGGAACCTGATGGAGACCAAAACAAGAACAGTAGTACGGACAGTAAGTTATAGAATTATTGCGTTATTGATTACTGCAATTTGGACAGGGTTAAGCGATGCTGTTCTTATTCATATTATTCTAACAGCGGTACATTATATAATGGAAAGAATTTGGCTTAAGGTGCAATGGGGTAAAAATTAATGAACAAATTTATTGAAAAATTACTAGGTATTGATAAAATCAAAGCAGAAGCAGAGGCTGCTGTAAAGGCTGCTGAAGCATCTAAAGAAATTGCCGAAAAGGCTGCAGAGGCTGCAGAAAAGGCCAAGGAAGCTGAAGAATTGGCTAAACTGAGTCCAAAAGAACGTGCTAATCGTAAAAAAGAACCGTGGGTGGGGGTACTAAATACACACGTTAACCAAGATAACATTCGCAACGGTTTTTTTGAGCTTGACTGGAACGAGCATTTTGTGTTAAAATTAAAGCAAGAAGGATATGGTGCCGATGGCGATAATGACGAGGAAATCGTAGATCGTTGGTTCCGTGAACTTTGTGCAAACGTGGTTGTCGATGGCGACTACGGCGGTCCTGTTAATACAGGTGTTATAGACATACAGAGCGTAAAGAAGAACAATTAATGGCTTATATTTTAGTTGATACTGCGAATACTTTTTTTCGCGCACGACACGTAATCAACGGCGATGCTGATATTAAACTCGGTATGGCTTTTCATATTACTTTAAATTCAATCCGTAAAGCGTGGCAACAATTCCAAGGTCATCACGTTATCTTCTGTTTAGAAGGTCGCAGCTGGCGAAAAGACTATTATGCTCCGTATAAGCGTAATCGTCAAGAAACCCGTGCTGCCTTGAACGAACGTGAGCAAGAAGAAGATAAACTGTTTTGGGAAGCATTTGATACCTTTAAAGAGTTTATCAAAGATAAGACTAACTGCACAGTTATGCAACATCCGCAACTAGAAGCAGATGATCTTATTGCAGGCTGGATCCAAAGTCATCCGCAGGATCAACACGTGATCATTTCAACAGACAGTGATTTTGCACAGTTAATTGCGCCCAATGTGAAACAATATAACGGTGTAATGGAAACAACTATTACACACGAAGGATTCTTTGATGACAAAGGCAAATCAATTATTGACAAAAAAACTAAAGAACCAAAAGCGGCGCCCAACCCAGAATGGCTCTTGTTTGAAAAATGTATGCGTGGTGATACCAGTGATAATGTCTTCTCAGCGTATCCAGGTGTGCGTACTAAAGGCACAAAAAACAAAGTGGGTCTTACAGAAGCGTTCGAAGATCGTAAAAGCAAAGGATTTGCGTGGAACAATCTCATGCTTCAGAGATGGACTGACCACGAAGGTGTAGAGCATCGTGTATTAGAAGATTACGAGCGTAATCGCAGATTGATCGACTTATCTCATCAACCAGACCATATTAAAGAAATTATTGCCACAACTATTGCAGAGGCCGTCTCTGCAAATAAGGATGTTACACAAGTCGGTATTAGATTAATGAAATTCTGTAATACTTGGGATCTAAAAAAGATTTCAGAACAGGCTCAGTCTTACGCAGAACCATTAAATGCCAAATACAGTAGTAATCAAAGAGAAACAATGTCCCTATGATAACAAATAGTTTGACGGAGGAAATTATGACAGAGTTACACGCTAAAGCCATCATTGCAGATAAATTTTGGATCGTAGAACAAGACGGAGAAAAGGTCGCGACGTTGAGAAAAAACGAAGACGATCGATATGTAATGAGTAACGAATCCGGAATAAAGATTTACGAAACAAAAGAAAGTCTAACAAAAGAATTTGGTAAGACATTCTTTACAGTTAAAATTGTTAAAGAATCTCACAACGCCTTGCCTAATGAGGTTCACGGTTATCCTACAAGTACAGAACCGCATAATGCTATGTTTGATATTCGAAAAAAACTTCCGCTATTTACAAAGAGTGGAGATAGTAAAAGTTTGTATTGTGCAGGATATTACACTATTAAATTTGATAAAGGATGGGTTAAGAGTTTTTGTCCTAAAAAAATTACTCTTGAACGTTATCCTTTTAAAGGACCTTTTAAAACTGAGATTGAAATGAAACAGGTGTTGTCTAATGTCTCAAAATAATCTTCCTACTACACTACCAACTATTGAAAAGTTAATTCAACGAATTTCCATAGCTGAAAAAAGCCAGCAAAAAGAAATAAGAATTACCATACAAGAAGCTCGCGATCTTACTTCTGAGTTAGCCGTCCTAACATCAAAGTTAGGTAAAACTGTTACTGAAATACACCAATTATTATCTGAAATCAAACAAGCATCTACCCAAATTGATGTTAAGTTTGATGGTGGAACATTTTAAAAGGCATAAATATATACGTGGTTAATTAGGAAACACGTATATTATGAGTAGACCAAAACCGACTGTCTTATTAGAATACGCTAACAAGGAAACGTTCAAAATTGAACAAATACTTGATAGTGAAGCCATCTGGGCTGTATTCTATAAAGGCCAGCCTTTTAATTTAAAGAGCGGAAGTTTGGTTGCTAGTTATCCAGGACCTAAATATAAAAAAGTATCATTTTCAAATCCTGGTCACGCATATAACCTAGCAAAGAAATTAAACAAACTTTTTAAAACTTCAGACTTCGCAGTTTATAAACTTACCACCGGTGAAGAGGTAAAATAATATGGATACTAAGGATACCTATACACGGGTATTCTTGGAGGCGGCAGGATTAGCAACTGATCCAGATACTATCAAAAAGTATAAGGCCGTTTGGTGGTGGAACATTCGTTCAAAAAATTCTGGCGGTTTAAGATTGACTGAGCAGGCTTTGAATTTTATTGAAGAGTATGCTAAAATAAAAACATACAAAATAGACTTTCCTCAAGAATTTGCTTTCACACCGCAGGTTCTTATTTGGTTAGATAATTTTATAGATTCTCCATTTTTTATCAACAAAAAACACATTATTGTAATGAAAGAAAAATCTGCTTTTGAGCTATATCTATTTTCCGGAGACATTCGAAAAATGGGTCATAACAAGGCCCTGTCAAAAAGACTTAGCCAAGAATCAGTGTCAGAATAACTCACACTTATAAATATTTTCACGATGTTTGATCTTAATCCTATTGACGTTTTAAAACAAAGAAAAGTACATATTGTGCCGCCGCATTTTAAAAAAATCAGTGTTACAGAAAATGAACTTTTTAGTGGATTGGAAGACTGGGTCAAAACAAAATTGAAGGGTAGATATTTTATCAATAAACAACCAGGAATTGATAAAAACGGTTCTTTACGATCTACTTTTTATATCGGATTTGAAGATCAAAAAGAATTAACTTATTTTATTCTAGCGTGTCCAATGTTAAGGAGAAACTAATGACAGACGAAGTTCAAAAACAAGAAGCACCAGCTGCTCCAGAGGCAGCGCCAGTGCAACAGCCAGCACAAGGTCCCGATTTAAATATCAGCGATCTAGCTGCGTTAAAAAATATTATCGAAGTTGCAACAACAAGAGGAGCGTTCAAAGCAGCAGAATTAGAAGCAGTTGGTAAGGTGTTTAACAAACTGAATGCTTTCTTAGAAGCTGTGTCTAAAAAGGAGGCTTAATCATGGCAGGTCCATATAAACACGTTGGCAAAATGGCCAATACTGGTGCAAAGGTTCTTGTAGTATTTAGAACATTGCCCGGAGAAGCAAACACAGCATTAGTACTACCTGTGGCAAATTTACCCGACAGCTATCACGACGCTATTATGGAAGTTGTTGAAACTCCACAGGCACAGGATGCTTTTGAATTTGGTGAAATTATGTTTATGCGTAGTTTTCCAGACGGTCGCCCAATGCTACAAGCAATGCAGGCAGATAACCGTTTACACAAGGTTGCTACAGATACAGTTGTTATGACTCCAACTCCAACAACAAGTATTGCGTTGTCTGAATTAAATGTTTTAATTGCTGAACAAAAGAATTGTTCAATCGACGATTTGTATACATTCGTTTCGGGTGCTCCTAAGAAAACTGAAAAAACCGCAACTAAAACAGTACAAGAATCTGAGCCTATTGTAGATCCTGATATTCCTGCACCATTAAGAGCGCAGGCAAGCACCAACGAAGCACTAACTGATAAAGATATTGCTCGTTCTTATCGTAGTCAGGCAGATGCAATGTACAAAGAAGCAGCAAGATTAAGACGTGAAGCAGATTCACTAGATCCGCCTACTAAGAAAACCGTCAAGAAGGCAGAAGAATCAGCCGATGCCTAATCCGTTGTTTAAGCCTCCACGCCACTTAATAAAAGAGTGGCCAGAGGTCTTTGAAGATCTCTATATGAATACTATGCCAGTCGCTTATCTAGAATTAATACATCTAGAATTTAGCGATGGCAGAGTATGGGAGATTGACATTAAAACAGAATTAGTAAAACAAACTCCAGAATCAATTGCAGACACATTAATTAATACGCTGCAAGAATATAAAGAAGAAATTAAAAAAATAGATTTTAAAGTCGATATCGATAAATTAAAAAAAGATATCAAAGATTCAACTAACGGAATCTTTTAAAACTTTTAAAATATTCTCAACAAATCTATTGTGTACTATTTGAGTAGGATGTCCGCATCCGTGAATTTCGGTAGATTTATCATTTACAAAATCATAGAGATTTTTATCTGTAATAAAAGAAGGATGTGATAAACATTCTTGTTGCATTCTAGCAATATCTTTTTTGAAATACTCTTCAAAAGAAGCTTTAAAATGTTTATAACCTCCGTCGTTTATGCAAGGAACAATTAACAGTTTGTTGTTTAAATTTTTTTCTGATATTTGTATTAATCGAGACCAACATAGATAATAGAAATAAAACATATACATAGCATTTTTAAATTCTATTATAGGCGCTTGATAATCTTGAAGGTGTAAAGGAAATTGCTCTTTCATTTTTAATAATACCGCTTTTGATTTCTGTTTGCCAAAATATATAGAACGCTCAATAGAAGTCAATCCTACAAAGACTAAATCAGTATCAGATATTAGACCTTCTGAAATATCATGTTCAATTTGATACAAAATATTAGGAAGAGAATTTGCTCCTTCAGATCTATTAGATAATTCTACCTGCAATTTATTTGCTAATATTGCAGGCCAAGCTAATAATTTTTGTTTTTCTATTAGTTTTTTTCTTAATAAAGGATCATAAGATTCTTTTATTTTAAACCAAGCTTCTATTCCTTTTTCTCTTTTAATTTTTTCTGCATCGGGATTTAATTGATAATCTAAAAATTCATCTCCGGCTGTATAACTACAACCATATGCAACAATTCTCGTTACTTTAGATTTTTCAAATTTAAAATTTGATCTATTTGTGCTTATATCTTTGTATTGTCTCCAATTTTTAAACATCATCGACAATTGATTTATTGATTTGTCTACATCATTAATTGTCATAAGAGGTCTTATTTTACATTGATATATATTTGACAAACTATTAAATTCAATATTACAAAATTCAAACAATAATTCCCATATTTTTTCCGATCTCTCCCATTCTGAGTTAGAATACAGATTAAAAAAATTATTTAAAAATTCATCTCCGCGTTGGCATATAGTATCTATTGCAGGCCTGTTTAAAGCTATAACGTGAGGAGTAATTAAATCTGAATGTCTATGTACCCAAACTTTTGGTTTATCTTGAGTTACATTTTTTAAAAATGCATTAATATCACCTTCAACTATTAAATCAGTTGTAATTGATATTACAACTTCGGATTTAGTTTTTTTTAATCCTTGTATAAAAGAATATATATGCTGAATATAAAAAACTTTGTAATTATCTTCTTCACTGACCTTGTATGCAGACTTATACCATTCTACCAAATGACTCCTATTGTAGACATCGACAACAGTAGGTTTTAATTTGTTTTTTAAGTGGTCTAATGCAAATTCAAAAGTTTTATCTTCCTCTATCATATGAGTAGATTTTAATGAAAGAGATGAATGCGAATCTTGCAGATAATCAAGTACGCTAAAAATATTATTGTGATTTACATCTTTAAAACATTCTGCTTGACGTTTAGCAGCTTCTGCAAACCTAACTTGACCAGAATATAATATTTCTAAACTCATACAGTTTTTGCCCATCTTGGATTTTCTTTAATTATTTCGTGAGTAAAAATTCTATCAATACTGCTATGAACGCCACAGGTTTCAGAGCAATAAAGTAATTTTCCATCTTTAATAGTGTCCTTAGACCAACTATCTGCAAATACACGATCTAAATGTCCACTTGATAAAATTTCTTCTAACGAATGAATATTTAGATCAAACTTATCCCATCCGTAATCATTCATATGTTTATGTAATTGCAATGTTGCTGCTTCTGAATATAATCCATTTAATCGAGTACCAATATAACAACAAGGCATTACTCGACCAAAATTATCAACAAATATTTCTTTTTTTCCATTTGTCCAAACTTTTGATTTGCAATTAATTTTGCACCCGTCATATTTTGTATTATCAGTTTTTAAAATTTTATCTTCGTAAACAGTTAACACTTGATTTTGAAAATCTTTACCGGTAGATTTTGTTTCTTTTAATGATCGATAGTTATCTATTTTAAAAGGATAATATTTTATTGGAGATACACCTGTTGGATTTTCTAAATTTCTATTTTTTGGATCAACAGGAGCTTCTATAGTATAATCAAGTTCTCCTTCTTTATTAAGAGCTACCAAATGTACTAGCTCTGTTCCGTTGTCAACGCCTAGTGCTTTTTTAGGAACAAACTCTTTAAAACCCATCTTTTCAGAAAAACGTTTTGCTTCAATTATCTGATGTTCGTTGTGTTTAAAAATAAGGAAATCCCATATAGCAGGACCACCAGCATTAATAAACGATTCTGCATTTTCCATAAGAATTTTCCAATCAACATTTCGTCTATAAATGTGATTAGTATCTTCAAGACCGTCTATGCTAAATGTAACTGACCAATAATTTGAACTGCTCCAAGGATGTTTAGAAAATAATTTTCCTAATTTTTCCCACCAGATAGATCTGCGCATTCCGCCATTTGTGTTGACTCTAACAGAAATATTAGGATTTACAGAATCTATATATTCACATATTTCGTACATATCTCTAGCAACACAAGGATCCCCGTGTACACCACAAAATAATATTAAACTACAACGTTGAATAATTTCAGGAGGAAAATATTTTTTAAATTGTTCTAATGTTATTTGACCTATTTCTAGATCGGGCCGTGTCAAAGGACTATTATTATAAAATCTTACGCACATAGGACAAGCAGCATTGCAAGCATTAGTCAATTCTATGTGCATCTGAGTTAGTTCATTAAAATTCCAAAAGTTCATATTACATACCTATTATTTTCGAATACTCAGGAAATACCTTTGAAAATTCTTGATTTCTGTACTGGTCATGTTTTTTTATTGTTGAAATAAATGTTTGCCAAACAGCATCTTTAAATTTACCGTTTTTAATAAATCCAATGATTCCAGGAATTTGATACCACGCACTTACGTATTCTTTTGGAATTTTTTCTAATCTAGATATTACTTCTTCTTTAACATTGTCTGGCATTTTACCAATATTAAAATGTTCTGGGCCGTGTACTAAATTTAGATAAACTCCTAGGTCAGGGTAAGATTTATAATATTCATTTAAAATGTTAGGAAGGTAAAATATGTTAATAGAACTTAAGGTAATACACCAACTAATGGACATATTTTTGTATGTATCTTTATAAGATCTTGCCTGTTGCATATTAATACAAACTTCATTCCAATTGGCTGGAAATCTCATATATTCGAATTGTTCTCCAATTCCGTCAATACTAAAACTTAGATTAATATATTTAAAATGCTGCCATAATTCTGTTTCTTTTGGCCAGGTGGTTCCATTTGTATTATAATGCAACTCTATATCTTTTGCATAACCCTTGTCGACACAAATACGTAATATTTCCCACATCTTCTTGCTCAGGAACGGTTCGCCGCCATAAAAATCAAACTGTTTTATTGTTTCTAAATTATTAGCAAGGTCATCCCAAAATGGACTGTCTTCATCGTATTGTTGATGATATTTCTTCATCCCTTCGCTATATTCCTTATAAGACATTTTGCTACTATGATCTAAGTCATAGGCTTCTTTCATCCATAAAGAACTAATAGAAGGATGGCACGTTCTGCATTTAATGTTACAGGTGTTTCCTAGATTTAATTCAAATTTTGCCAGGCCAGTATAGGGAGTTCGATCGCGCCATTCTATTTCGTGAAAGTATCGATCATTATCTCGTTGACGTTTGCTTTTTCTGCCGCCATCTTCTTCTTCCCAACAAAATTTACAAGCCGGATCGCGAACGCCTTTATCTAGATTATTTCTAATTTTTTCAGCTATTTTATTGTTAAAATTTTCTTGGATAGATGTTTTACCAATCATTAATTTATTAGGAAAAAACATTAAATTTTGATAAGAATCTACAATCATACAGCACATTTTTGTACTGCCATCATTGTTGGCACTCATTGCGTGAAACGCATTTACACACCAAGAGTTTTTATTTTTTTCAGTTATCATAGTTGTCATAAATTGTTTTACAGTAATTGTAGAATTCTGTATATTCAGGAAATGTTTTTAATAAACTTGTTCCTAATCTTTTATCGTTTTCTGTAAAAAATGAATAAAAATCTCTCTGACCTTGTTTTATTTTTTCAGGACTAACTGGGTTCTCTTTCATATAATCAGTTACCCTTAACATTTTTTCATACTCAACATCTGTGAACCATTGTTTATTATCTAAAATAAATTGTAATGTTTCTTCTTGATATTTAATAAACTCTGTTGGAAGTATGTTAATCATCCAGTGAGGAGGTTCTTTTAGGTACGGTGTATCAAAGGATACTGATTCAAATCCAAACTTTTCACGCCATTCAATTACCTTATGTAATAACTTTTGAAAATTAGTCACACATAAAACATTATAGGTACACATTAAATTAACAGTTGCACCAGCTTTAATAACTTCAATCATATTGCGTTCCCAGTGGTCGCATTTTAACCCTGTGCGCATATATTCTGCTTGTTCGCCCCAACTATCAATACTAGTAAAAAAACTAAATTTACGAATTTTCTTTTGTTTAACTAAACTAGTAACTCGAGTAATTAATCTATCAACTCTATCAAAGGTAACTCCTAAATTACTGTTTAGAGTAATTTCTAAATGGGGGGCTGGTTCATCTTCTAGCAAATCAAAAAATTTCATTGCTCCTGGATTCATTAACGGTTCTCCGCCAGTAATACGAAGTGTATGAAGGTCTTTACGTAAACTAGGCCACCATTTCCAAAATGCTTCAATGTAGGGATTTTCATCTTTAGGTCCATAGTATGTTCCGTGTTCTAAAAATTCAATTCCGTATTGATTATATGTTAGGTCGTAATTGCCGTGTTTTTTAATTTCTTCCATCCACATTGTACTAGCTTGTGGACAGCAATATCCGCAACGATAGTTACAACCGTTACCAAAGCTGACCTCTAGATACCGCGGATTGATAGGAGCATCCCACGGCAATTCTGCTAACGATTCTATCAATGGTTCTGAAAAATCACTAGAGCTATGTATCATTCGATCACTAATATGTTCGCCTGGTAGATCCTCTATGTTCCAACAATAGTAACATTCTTCCGGTCTTCCACCTTCTAACATTGTTTTTCTTTGTTGCATTTTCCATTTTGTATTATGTAATGCACTAGGATCAATTGCTATTTCATCTAATGGTATATGGTGTGGACGTGGATGATAACAACTATGGTTATCGCCTGTGTGCAGATATAAAGTTTGGTGCAACCATTTCATTGCACAAAACCCTTCACCTACTTTGTTTAATCTATCTCGAACATTTTTAATAAATGTCACTCTACTTTCTTGCATATTGCCTCGCATTGTTTCCAAAAATTAGTTAGTTCTGGAAATGTATTTAAAAAATTTGTACCTCTTCGCTCGTCGTGCTGGCTAAAAAATAAATAAAAATTTTCTTTAGCTGTCTCTGTATTAAATCCTGTATTCGATTTAATCCAATCAACTAATCGTTGAACTTTACTGATTTCAAAATCACTAAATCCTTTAAATTCATTCCAACGTGTTTCCGGATTGTATTTCATAAAGTCAATTGTTCGCTCTAATTCAGAAACTAGTTCAGGCATTAATTTAGGATTTAAAAAATCAGGATCCATTAATTGAGGAACATCAAACCAAATTAATTGACGACCTTTATTAAATTGTTTTCTCAATTTAAGAATATTTTCAATGTAGTTATAAAATCCTGTATAACTTAACACATTAAAAGTAATAATAAATGTTAAACTATGTTTTTCACTATTTTGCAAATAATCACATACGTTGTTATACAGTAAATTAAAATCCATCCCGTTGCGAATATATTCTGCTTGTTCTCCCCAAGAATCTAAAGAACAATATAACATAAAATGATCAATGGCGTTTGCATCAGTAATTTCTTTAAGACTTGTCATAAACTTTTTCCACTGATCGCCAGGTGGACAACAATTACTAGTTATACTTAAATGTAAATCTTTTTTAGGATGTTCTTTAACGTAATCAAACATACGAAATGTGTTCTTGTCCATTAGCGGCTCGCCGCCAGTCATACGGAAAGTATGTAGTGTTGGGTATATTTGAGGCAACCATTCCCAGAATGCTAACAAATAGGGATTATCAGGACCATTATCAATATTAAGACTTTTCATCCAATTGATATCATTGTGCCATCTATCCTTTAAAATAAATGCTCCATTTGCTTGAACGTCTTTATGCCAGGCAGTAGATAGATGAGGACTGCAATAACTACATTTAAAATTACAGGCTTGGTTAAAATTAACTTCGACATATCTTGGATTAGAATTACCCAAGTAGCCTATTAACTGTGCTTCATCAATTAAACCATCTTCCCACACATCCTTGCTACGGTAAGCACGATCACTTAACTGTGTTCCACTATCTTCAATTTGCCAACAAAATTCGCATTCGTTAGGACGAGTTCCCTCTAACATTAACTTTCGTTGTTCTTTTTTATACTTTGTATTATGCAATGCACTAACATCAATACGTATTTCTTCTAATGGAACTTGATGTGCTCTAGGATGGTAACAACTGTGTGTCTTACCTGTAGGAATATGTATACTAACATTATACCATTTAGCCAAACAAAAACTAGGACTTACTTCATTAAGTTTTTTTTGAACGTAGTCAGCGTCGGCAAAGTATCTAGATTCATACTTGCCATTTATTTCTTTCAACTCGTTGCCTTTTATATTACGGTTGTATTCCACTAAACTGTTCCTTTAACCATTCAAAGTCATTAATTTTTCTTAATGCATCGGGATTGTTTTTATTTTCTTCTCCGTACTTACGTCCTGCAATAGCACCTGCAATTGCATACTTGCCATATTGTTTATCAATTCCTAATGAACACCAAGCATCTAATCTTTGTTGTGTTTCATCTTCATATTGACGTTCAATTACACGACTTGATAATTTACAACATTCTCTAAATGCTGATCTCCAGGTTGCAAACTCATCTGTATTAAACGAATTAATGTTCGATACATCATCCATAGCTTTAAATTTTTTAGATATAGAAGTTGTCATATCCGGAGTTGTTACATCCATTGATAATGTTAATAGTCTTGGTAATAATTTTACACCACCGTTACCATATTCTAAATCGTTTATTGGGTTTCTACTACGCCACACGTGAACACAATCTATGTCATAACTAGACATAGTTAGATCAAAATTAAAATTATCTTCAATGATTGCATCGCCATCAACTATCCATATCATATCAGTGTTACACATTTCAGCTGCCTTAATATGCGCTTGATGTATTCCTTTAACACCGTGGACTCTTTTTGCTCGAGGACACTTGACCAGCAATCTATTATAATTTTCATCTGCATTAGGTTCGTTGTAACTGATAAAAACAACGTCATATAATCGATGCTTAGAAACTAAACGATCGTGTTCTTTTCTTTCTATTAAAAATCGATGTTTAAATTCTCGATGACCTATAACCTTTGTCTTTGAAAATAATGCTAACCCGTTAATATAAATTTCTGTACCGTTAAACATATGTTTGAACATATGATTTTCTTTTCTATCGTGATCGGACTTGCCGTCGTTAGGATCAAAATATAAATCAAAAACTGTTTCGTCAGTTATATCAATTTCTGGCCATATTCCCCAAAACAAAGGTTGAGTTTCTTTTTCTATAATTTGTTGATATTCATCATAGGTAGTTAACGTATATCTATTATATCTATATCGGCTAACAACACGATTGTGTTCTTTTTTATCAATTAAATATCGTCTATTAAATTCTCTTTGAGAAATAATTTTAGATGTTGAACATAGAACAAGACCATTTAAATAGGATTCTTTATCATTGCATAAATTTTTAAACATATGATTTTCTTCTCTATCGTGATCATATTTGCCGTCGTTAGGATCAAAATATAAATCAAAAATAGTATTATCTAAAATTTCAATGTTAGGCCATATGCACCAAAACATTTTTTGTTTTTCGTTTTTAACAATTTCTAAATATTGATCGTATGTTGATATATTGTATACTGGATATTGAAATTTGCTTGCTACAATATTATATTCTTTTTTATCAGTGGCATATTGACTTTCAAACTCTGTTGGGGACATCTGTTTATACTTACTGCAAAGAACCATGCCGCTTATATAAGACTCAACATCATTACATAAATTTTTAAAAATATGATTTTCTCTACGATCATATGTATTATGATGACTAAAGTATAAATCAAGTACCGATTCATTTATAATTTTAGTCTCGGGCCATACGACCCAAAACATATCATCTTTAATTTGTTGATATTCTTCAAATGTATTAGGAGAATATACACTATATTTTTTCGGTGTACTTGCAACAATATCTATTTCTTTTTTATCTGCAAAAAATCTATGATAAAATTCTCTCTTAGAAACTTTTACATTTTTTGGAAATAAGCAAATGCCGTCAAAAAATTCTCCATTTTTAAAAATATGGACAATATTAGAATTATGCTTAGGAACTTTATAATTAAATTTAAAATCTTTTTTGACATTTACGTCAGGCCAAATTGCCCAAAACATATCTGTATTAGAATGTTCAATAGCATTTAAATAATCATCGTAATTATTAATATTAAATTTATCGTATCCTAACGGAACACTGGCAACTATATCTATTTCTTTTTTGTCTGTAAAAAATCTATTATCAAATTCTCTTTGAGAAATTGTAGTTGATTTAGGAAACAAACATATACCATCATAGTGTTCACTGTTTTTAAAAACGTGAACATACATATCGTCCCACTTAGTGGCTTTGTACTCTGTTAAATTAAACGTATCTACTAAATCTATATCGTCCCAGATAACCCAGAACATTTTTGTAAAAGATTTAGATTTAATCTGATCATATGTTGTTATGTTTGTCAAACGTTGAGATAACGGATACTTAGATTTTATTTTTAGCCAAGTATCGTCATTTCCTTCAGTTTTAGAAACATAAAAAATATCATACATTTGCAGGTACCGGCATCTTAAAATATGTATCGTTTAGATTCATTGTTTCATTGTATAAATCTAATGTATATTTGCTTTGACGTGCATCTAACCACGGCCAGTCTAATCCTAATTCGTGTTTAATTTTAGTTCCGTAATCTTGTGCATCTTCTTCTACAAAGGTATGATTAACTTTTGTTTCATATATTTCTCTTAGGATTTCAAAATCTCTAACGTCAACATAATTCCAATCTGTACAATTAGTCATCCAGGTTCCCATACGAGCACCTAATACTGCATAAGTACCGTGTTCTTCGTGAGCTCCAACTGTTGACCACATACGTAATCTATGAATATTGTGCCACCATATGTGTTGTTTAATTTCCATAGGAGGTACTTTGACACCGTCAAGGAGAGTCATTTTTACGCCTTCACGAAATCCTGCTCTCCAGGCCTGGAACGGACTTCCAGTTATAATGCTATCACTAAAACTTAAAGGAAAATTTCGATAACCATCTTCCCAACAAAAATCTACTTGTCCTCTATCACTATCCGAGTTCTCGTGTGTCTTCATATTAAGAACAAAATCTTTTTTCCAGATTTTTAATCCACCATTACCGTAACGCAGGCCATTGATAACGTTGCGGCCGCACCATCCATAGACCTGTATCTTTGGATCGCTCATATCTAAATCAATATTAAAGAATCTAGGATCTACAATATTATCTGCATCAACAGTAATAAACCAATCAGTTTCGCTTTGTTCTGCTGCTGCTTTGTGTGCGTGATCACTGCCTTTAACACCGTGTACACGTTTTGCCCAAGGCACTTTGGTACAAAGATCAGCGTAGTGTAAATCTGCATTGGGTTCGTCGTAACTTAAAAAGATAACATCAAATTCTATAGTTTTCATTTGTATTCAATCACATAATTTTTAAACAGACGTCTTGTATAAACGCTAAACGTACTATAATCTATATCGTTAATAACCTTGGAATCTCCGATAAGTTCATTAATTTTAACAGAAATTGTATCAAAAATCAAGTTAGGATCGTTATATTCGGTGATGTAAAATTTCATCTCAGTATCTCCGTCCCAAACAAAATTTCGTTTTTTAACTTCTTGGTTTACCTTTTTTGTTCCGCCAAATTCTTCAGATAACTCTATAATTAAAACACCGCTATCAGCTATGTGTGTTATGTACACATCTGGTTTTTCTATTTCGGAATATTTTAAAGAAACAACTCTATGTAAAATATCGTCTAACTTTGTTAATGTACGAATTTCAGAAATTTCAAATTCATTAGAGTTAATATCAACCAAACACTTTTCAATACCCAATTTTCCATCAATAATAGATTCAGCAATTAAGGTGTCAATGTTTACTTTATGTTTTTCATCTTTAAATGCTGTGTCAGGCCCTACGGAAATTACTTTTCCGGAAAAAGGATCGAAGACTGCAACGTAATTAACTTCAGCAATTTTAAAATTAGCTAACCATACATCAAAATCATCAATTACTATTTCTTCCATACTATTTCCTCTAAAATGCTAACTATTTCTTCTGTAATTTTATCTTTTTCAACATAATGAACAATATTATGTTGTTGAAAATTTCCTAATTTTAAATTTCCTTTTTTATTCAAATAAAATCCAATATGATTGCTCCACTTGTCAGACGGCCAAGGCCAATTTTGTATCATTGGCTTCATATGTACAATTTTAGGAAATTCTAATTTATAGGCTATTTCTGCCTCAATATCTAAAATTTTTGCAGACAAGGCAAATGCTTCATCAGTTCCTAACACCTTTGGTTTATATTGTGTTAAAAACAAATTAGAATACTCAGTTGGATTTTTAATTATATATCGACCTAACTTAAAAAAGTCGTCTGCTAAATTAGAATCTTTTTTAAAGAATGTCCACATAGAATAAAGATTTGGAAGATCATTTTTTGTGAAAGTTTTTCTATAAAAATCGTTAGTTACTAAATCTCCACGATATGTATACGTGTCATTAGCTACATATAATTCAGAATTTTCAACAAAATAATCAATCCAGTGGCTGTAATCTCTAAAAAATAACATATCGACGTCAAGACACACCGTATGGTCAAATGGAGTTAGTTTATCCATCCAACTTCTACCATCCCAGAATGTTTCTTGACTCCATTCGATAACGTGATCAAATACCCAAGAGCTTTTTAATTTGTCTAATTTAGATTTGTCGTCAATGACTATGGCAACTTTATCATAGCCTTCTTTTTGTGTGTTTTTTATACTAAGTGCCAATGCATATGCCAACTGTAAATAATCTACAGTTTTGTTTTCGGCAACAATTAACAAATATCCAAAATTCATATTAAATCCAATAATTTATCTTTGTGCCTAATAATACTTTGTTTATTCATAATATGAATATCTATATTGCTCACAGACGAAGGAAAATAATTACTGTCAAGATTGTAATTTATTAAAAATTTTAATTTGTCATTGTCTACGCTGTACAAAATATCTTTGTCTAATGTTGTTAACACTGGCGGAAGCGAGTTGACTGAGGATTGTTCAAATCCGTCTAATATGTGTTTTGCTATACTGAAAGCAATATCATTTCTATACTGTGTAGGATTAAATCCAAAAATGTCTGAATAATATTCATAATTTTCTTTTATTAAACCTACCATATCAAAAAATAGTTTAGAATTTTCATTCTTAGTAAACATTACAGTGGTTGCCCAATACATTTTAATTCCAGTATCAGATATATGTTTATCTAAATAACCTAATCTATCATTACTATAAATGTCGTTAATAGATTCACCTATCATAACATCGCAATCAACATTCCAGTACTTGTTTAGATGATCTGAAAAAATTAAATAATCACTGTCAATTAATAATGTTCTATCGTAAGGTGTTAATTCCCAGGCACTATGTCGATTAGAATTTATAAACGGCACAGTTGTAGACTCCTCACCGTCGTGTAATTTTCTTTGATTGTTTGTAATCGGTCTATCTATAATAATTAAATTTTCAAATACTGACATTGCTTTTTCAAATATGTTTGATTCTTTCATCCACTCAACAGTCGAAGGATCAGTTACTAAAGATACAGGAACATTTAAATTTTTTTTAGCAAGGCCTCCAGATATTAAAGACATTAATGCGTAATCGAGAGTTCGATTATTGTGAGCATAAATTAAAATACCTGTATTCATTGTTCTAATAATTTTTCAACAGATCGGCTTTTCTTTAAATTTTGATAGGCCGTATAATATTCATTTGACGATTCAAAATATCTATTAAAAATTTCATTTTTAAAATCTTCTAAACTTTCGATTAAAATCGGTGTGTTATTTTTATCTAGAATAATGCTATCTGTCCTTCCTTTATTGCAAAGCATCTCAACAAAAGTTAGAAGTGTTTGATCAATATAAAATATTCCACCATTAACACCGTATGTTAATTTGGCTTCAATTTTTTCTTTAAGGATTTTACGTTGAATTGAAAAAGTTTGTTGGTAGTTAGAAAAGTCTAACGATTTTTTCAAAAGGTCGTCCATACAATCTCCAATAATGTGCGCACATTATTTATGTTGTGGGATTGTAGGGAGAAAAAAATTAAGAGAACGTGATTGATCCAATACTAAACGTTGGATTTGTAACAGTAAAATTGCCTGTTCCTAAAGGGTAAAGGATTCCGGTTGGATAAACTACACTAACATTCATTGTTACTGTTCCGTCAACTAAGTCCCCTGGTGGAGGAAAACCTGGATCGGAGTATGCGTCAACTAAATTTATTTCGATTTCGCCAGACGCAGCAAGTCCGTTTACATTCAAAGGTTGATCAACAACTCTAGATTTTAATTGAATAGAATTGCTTCCGTATGGACTTGAAGCATTGGCACTATAATATGTTTGGAATGAATTATTACACTGGTACCAACTTGCTCCGTTTGCCGGAGTTGTAGATGTCGATCCGCCAAAATCTCTAGAACCAACTGCTGCTAGTAATTCTCTCCACTTTTGATTTTGTGCAGATGCAGTACCGTCTGTTCCTAAAGAAGCAGATACTCGAATTTTTCCGCCACTGTTAAAAAAATGTCTTGCTTGAGTAGCATTGGCCCAATAAAATTGCACAGTTGCCTTTGCAGAATTGCTCCAGGATCCGTTTCTAGAAGTTGACACCGTACTGGTAACTAATGATAAACCAGCTCCTACTGAAAATCTATTAGTTTCTATAGATGTGGCAAGAGTATCATACGTTGTAACTGGAGCATCTGTTGTACTGTAACGTACAGTACCTCCCTCGTTTACTGTTAAAATAGTAGGAAGTGTTCCGTTTTGATGTACATAAGCATTTATTATATCATATTTTAAATTTGCCCATTCATTAATTGTAACTTTGCTGCTTACTGAAACATCGCTGCTTAGTAATGTTTGTCCGTAACCGTAGGTTACTGAGCCGGTCCCAAATACCTGAGCCACTTTTGCACGAATAGAATTGTAATCCGCAACTTTAATTAGATCATTAACAGCCATGTCGTTATTTAATTATTTAATAAACTGAATAACTAGAAATTGAATATGTAGGACTAGTTATTGTCCAATTTCCGGTTGGTAATAGTGTTCCCGAAGCCTTTAATTCTGAAATAGCAACCGAAAGTGTCCCGCTAACAGAATCGCCCGGAGGAGGTGGATTTCCTGGACTTGGATCGGTATATCCGTCATTTAATGTTATTTTAAAATATAATATTTTTGCAGTACCTTCTGAATTATCAGCTACGTCTGTTTTAACTTCTATGCTGTAATTATTTGCAGAATACGGTGTACTTTGAGCTTGACTAAAAACCGTTTGGTAGGAATTAGTCATAGTGTAATAATTTAATGTTGGATGAGTATTTGCTCCAAACGATACTGTACCTACAGTTAATAACAAATAAGCCCAGGCTCCATTTTGTAATGTTGATGTATTTCCGGAAAAAGCCGACGATACTCTAATTTTTCCTCCACTGTTGAAGAAATATCTTGCTTCGTCAGATGAGGAGAATGTTACTGTAACTGTTACTGTGGCTGATGAAGACCAAGTCGATGTTGTTGTTTGGCCTATTTTTGTTGTTACTGTGGAAGTACTTGGAGAAATATTAAACTTATTTTCTACTGCAGAATTAATTATTGTGTCATAATTGTTATTAGGATAAGATGCTCCGTATCCAATTAAATCACCGGAGTTAATAGTTACTATGTTAGGAACAGCACCATCCTGATGGTACTTAATATTAACAATATCATAACGCAATGCGTCCCATTGGGCTTTAGTGATTTGATTACCTGCAAACACATCGGACGATTGAATCGTCTGATTATATCCACGTTGCCCTGAACCTGTGCCTAACAACGATACTGCTTTGGCTCTGATAGAATTATAATCAGAAGATAAGATATCTGATCCGTTTGTAGTCATATTATAACACCAATGCTTCGATTAATTTAACGCCATCGTTACCGTTTGATTCCAATGCCACAGCAAATACATTAGCATAATTGCCGTGTGCAGCAATAGCTGCGCCGCCTGGTCCTGCAACTAAGCGATCTCCTTTTTTAACTGCGCCGTAAACTTTGCAAGGAACACGACCTTTTAGAGCAATATATGTTCCGCCTTCTAGATCTTTGTTCATCATATAAGCAGGATTAGTTGAAACTACACCAATTGCACGAGTATTAACATCTGCTGCTGTAACTTCTTTTTCTCCGCCTACTATAACAACTGTACCTGGTTCATATTCTTTATCTGTTAGATATTTTTCTGCCAAGTCAGCGTATCTAGCTGCTGTTGCTGTACCATTGAATATATTTGCTGTTAAATTTCCGCTAGAATCTCTAGCAGCAATAGAATAGGCAGTTGCTGTTAATCTTGCTGTTCTATATTGTGTAGATTCTGTTGAATCACTCCAAGCAGGATCTGTAACTGCATTGGTTTTGTCAAGGAATAATTTATCTGTATTATTAGACGTTCCAATAAATTGATTAGCAGTAATGTTACCACTTGTATCTCTAATTGGGATAGATGCTACGCCGCCTGCAGGAATATCACTAGTTGCTTCTAGGTCATTTAATTTTCCAGCATTAGTTGCGGTCGATGCTGATCCTGTTACAGAACCAGTTAATGTTCCTACTAAGGTTGCACCAGTGTATCCAATCTGTTTTGTAGTTCCGTCTATTAATACTGTAGAGTCGGTGGCTAAAACACTTCCTGTATGCGTTCCTGTTGAATTTCCAGTAACATTTCCAACAAGACTTCCGGTAAATGTAGTAGAATAAACGTTGACCCATTTACTGCTGTCAGTGCCTAACGAATAAGTGCTGTTATCTCCAGGCACAATACCTGTTGATGTTATCACAGCAACATCTCTTTCATCAACTGTTGGAACTACTGAAATTCTAAAATATATAGGATTTCCTAACCGGTTTTCAATAATAGTTTCGTCGCCGTTTTCAACACGAATTCTTAGATCACCGCCGGTTGCATCGCCTACTGTAAATCCAGGATCGCTGAATGCTACTTCAGATGTAAATGCGTTATCACCAACTCTAATATACTGATCAGCATTGACTCCGCCTAACTGATTCGCATTTTGAGCTGTGCCCCACATAACGTAGTCGTCTGTTGAAACACCTGTTTGTGATTTAGCTAGAGTAAATCCTTTCTTAATATATGTAAAATCTTCGATAGGATTTTGTGCATTATCAAGTGTAAATTCAGTTCTACTGAAAATACCAACAACTTTATCATTTGTAATTACTTTTAATATTGTATGAGGTCCAATATCAGACGAAATAGTTCCTTTTACAACTTCACCAGCTATAATTGAAGTTCCTAGGTCTGGGCTGGACACTGGACCAACTAACGTATATCCAGTTCCGTTATAGGCATACAACTGTTTTGCTGACGAATCCCACCAAAAATCACCTGTTGCTAAACCAGACGGTGCTGTAGAACTAACTTCTGCACCGCTAGCAACTTTAAATTTTGACCCGTCATAAAATTTTAATTTTTTATTTTGAGAATCATACCAAATTTGACCTGTTACAGACTTCGGTGGAGGTGTAGTATTTGAAAAATTTTCTAGCAAATGTAGGAAATTTTCGTTTTGAACTTCGCCGTACCCGGCGTAATTTTTACCAATGAAACGTAAATCTGTAGTTGTATCAATTGTACCGTCTGCAACTGATACTAAAAACGTTCCATTAAATTTGTTAACTTCGTATGCCATAGTTTAATAGTCCCAAAATGTTTATATATTTATTAGTTAAACTTCTTACAGTTTCATAATGAAGCAAAGTGCATAGTACGGAGGTAAGTTTGCGTTAGTGCCCGAAGATCCTGTTGAGCTAATGCTTACTGAAATACCTGTACTAGCGTTATCTGTGTTCGATCCGTTATCAGATTTTCCTAACGCCGAGTCAGGAGATGTACCGGCTTGCCTTCCTGTTCCAGATCCCATTCGAGTTATTGGGTTGCCATATTGCGTTACATTACTGTGCGAGTGCCCTGGGTCATTAACTGAAGCCGAGTGCGAGTGGCTTACTACAATCGCATCTTTGCTACCACCTGTTGCTCCGACTGCATAGGTTGAACCTGCGCCTACTATAAAACGGTCTCGTAAATCTGGGGTGCCGTTGGAGCCGTTACACAACGCCCAACCAGAGGGAATTGATACTACTAATCCGTTCCACATAATAATTCCCCCTGACGGAATACCTGCAAGTGCAATATTAACTGCACCGCCAAGAGAAACTGTATACCCATTAATAGTAATCGATGGATTTTGTAAGGATGAATTTGGAATGCTTGTAACTTTTGAACCTGCTAACGTAGTAATCCAACTTGGATTAGAATAAGTTCCTGTAGTATACACACCATTTGTTACTGTTCCAGCATTTCCAGAAACATTACCAATAACATTTCCTAATAATCCGCCAACAAATGAATTTGCAGCTATGTTTCCATATACATCTCGAGATGCAACGGTTAAAGGAACATTGTTTGGAGTAGCATCTATCCCAATAGTAACCGGAAGTGATGAATCGTATAAACTTAAACTACCGCTAGTAGCAGTATTAATCATCGTGATATGATTACCAGCAGTTATTGGTTCTATTCCAATTGACGGTTCCCACTGAGGTCCTCCTGGTCTAGCTCTCAGAACAAATCCATCCGGTCCTAAACCCAACGTTGTTGTTGTATCTTGATCTGATTGTATAACTAGAGCGCCAGCGCCACCGCCAACAATATTAGTTGCTCTTAAGGATAATGTTGCAGTATCTGCATTTCCTTTAAAATTATTAGCATAAACATTGTTAAACTTGTAACTTGGTATGCCTAAATTTGTTATGTTATCACCTATTAGTGCAGGAGAATTAGGGCCGCCTAATGACAGCGATGTTAACGTGTCAACAAGTTTTATGTCAGGTCCAGTTGGGCCTAGATCAAAATTTAATGCTCCTGTTTCAGATCTAATTGTAGGAACACTATCGTCAACAAACAAATTAAATTGAGATGAACTTCCTATAGTTATTCCAAGATCTGCTACACTTAACCCTGTTAAAGTTCCTACAGAAGTCAGACTAGACATTAATACGTTAGATGCCAGTGTATTGCCTGTTAATATACCTGCAGGTGCAGGTATTGTTATATCACTTGTACCATCAAAGTTAACACCGTTAATTTTTCTTGCATTGGCTAGTTGAGTAGCTGTTGCCGCATTTCCCGAAAGTGTTGCGCCAACAAAAGAATTAGCTTCAATAATATTAAATCTACTAGTTCCGCTGGTTGCAGTTACATTGCCAGTTAAATTTCCTACAAATGTAGCCGTAATTGTACCTGCTGAAAACCCGCCTTCGCTGTTACGAGCTACAATTTTTCCAATAGCATTAGTAGATGATGCGTCTACTGACCAAGTAGTTTCTTGAGCTCCGTCAAAATCATTTCCTACAATATATGATCCGCTAATCAAAGAACGTGTTGTAGAAGATTTAATAGTTACGTTTGAAGTTCCGTTAAAAGGTACTCCGTTAATATTTCGACTAGTTTTTAATGCGTCAGCTGTTCCAGCATTACCTGTAACATTTCCATTTATTTTTGATGCTGATGATAAATTAATTCCAGCGGTTAAATTAGTTTCGAATCCATCTATTGCAGCATAAGGATTTATAGTAAACGCCGATGCTGTACATATTGCAAAAGGAACATCATCTGTTTCAAATATAAGAACAGGACGTTGATTTCCTACAGTATCATCTAGTGTAGTTGCTCGAACTTTAGTCGATCCAAATCCTCTAACCGCCTCTGGTCCTATTAATTGCCATTCGGAGCCAGTATACACTTTTAATTGATTAGCATTTGTGTCCAACCAAAAAGATCCGGCTATTGTGGTTGTTGGAGCATCTTGGCTTAAAATTGCTGATCCTACAGGAACCCATTCTTCTAAATTATATACTTTGACTAAATTGGCCGAAGTATCAAACCATAATTGCCCGGTTAACGGCCTTGCTGGTGGTTTATTATTAGCAAAATTTTCTAGCAACCACAGAAAATTTTCATTTTGTGCTTCACCATAGCCAACATAGTTTCTTCCAACTAAGTTGATGCTGGTACTGGTGTCTATAGTACCGTCGTCAAGTACTATTAGTTGTTCACCGTTAAATTTATTAATAACGTAAGACATTTATATCGCTCCGATTGATTATGGTGGTAATAACGTATCTGATTGCCAAATCCAAGCACCAATGTTTAAAACAAACTCTTTAATAATTCTAGTTGTTACAATTGGTTGGGCAGTTATCGAAGCAGTTGGAAAAGTTATTCCTGTAACAGCTTGGCCTGTGGCGCCTCCTAAATCTGTTAAGAAGGGGTTAGTATTAACTGTAGGAGGAAGTGAATTGATATCCAATGTAACTGCGTTATTAGTATTAATTGTACATAATATTCTTGCCACTGTACCAGACCTAAATTCCGCCGGCGGAGCAAGATTATTTAATATATTAATAATAATATAGGTGTTTGATTTAGCATCAGATAAATCCATACTGAAAACTAACGGCCTTGTTTCAATTGTATTATCTACATATTCTTTTGTGGCTGCATCTTGCGGATCAATAGGATCAACAAGATTTGTAATTCTAGCTGAATCATTTAAAACAACGTTACCAGTACCGTCAGGGAATATTTCAACGTCATAATTACTAGAAACCGTAGATATTCTATGGTTTTCTAATCTCATTTGAGCTACCGGAGGTGCTCCAGGACCAACGTTAATTACTGTTTGTGTACCAAAAGAACTAACACCCGGAATACTAGTAATACTAGAGCCTAAACTGTTTCCATCAATAACCTTGGTGCCGCCAATATAAAGAGCCTTGCCAGAATCTAAGTTAAGTGTTTCTGACACATCTAACCAGTTATCAGCGTTAGAATAGGAAATTGTTTTGTCTGTAGTTCCTTTGATTGTAATTCCAGCACCGTCGGCTGTTGAATTTGTTGGATTAGTGACACTCGCAATGATTATGTTTTTGTCTTCTACAACTAAATCATTGGTATTAAGTGTTGTGGTTGTTCCCTGAACTTCTAAATTTCCAACAATGGTTAAATCGCCACCTACTCTAACTTGGCTATCTTCATATCCATAATATAGATCGATTGTTCGTTGAGATGATCCTATAACAACTGCGTTTTCTTGGTTAATGCCTTTTCGAACGTTAAGAATTAAATTCTTATCGGTTGAAGCGTTTGACATAAAAATGTCACCGCTGGTAACATACAAGTTAGATTGACCGGCTGATCCAATAACTATACCCTGGTCTGTGGTAATTCGTAGTTGTCCATTAATCGCATTTGATGTATCTCTACGAACATAGGTCGTTGCTACTGCTCCGCCAAGTTGTTCTGAATTTGTTACAGTTACATTAAATTTTAATCCGTCTAATGTTCCTGCATTAAATCCTGGTTCGATACTACCAGAATATCCAATAATCTCTGCTTTAGGTGTAAAACTGTCTTTAGAAAAAATTCCTAATAAAATTCCGTTATTATACAAGTATGTAATAACTCGAGTTTGGTTAAGAGTATCGAGAATACTATCAACTTTTAAACCGCTTAATCCTTGTGAAGCTGAATATGCTGGGCCTAATAAAATAGGATTTGTACCGTCATAAAAATATAATTGGCCGCCAATGTTATCAAACCATAAATCTCCGCTAGCTAGTGTATCTGGTTGTGTATTTGAAATAGTTGCAGAACTTACCGGTACAAATGTCGATCCGTTGTAAACTTTTAATTTATTTTCAGAAGAATCGTACAATACTTGGCCTTTAATAGGATGCTCTGGAGCAGTAGTACTTGAAAAATTTTCTAATATTTTAATTAGGTTTTCATTTAATGCTTCGCCAAACCCGCTGTAATTTTTTCCAATAAGAGTTATGTCAGTTGATAATTCATCAATTTGACCGTCTGCTACTGTTGCTACGATTGTACCGTCTGTTTTATTAATTTGATATGCCATATTTTTTTAACCTAATTAGAATAACGGTGGACCTGATCTAATAATATAATTAATAGTCAAGTAGGGATTCATAATACCAACAGCCGTACCTAATGTTGTTCCAGTTGGTTTTTTAATTCCTCCGGAGTCTTTTAAATATTGTGCCTGACCTGGAGCGGTTGGACCTGGTCCAGTAACTGCATCCGGATCAATGGTAGTTGTGACTGCAATAACATTATAATCTTGTCTTGACGAACTTAAAGAGTGAGAGTGTTCTGGTAAATTTGATAATGTCAATGTCACAGAACTTTGACCGGCTGTACCTGCTAGAGTCTGGGCCTTAGTGTCAGTTACTCTGCCTGCTGTGCCGCCACCTGCATCAACATATCCACCTGTTGATATTGGAACTGTGCCTCCGTTGTCCATATTATCTTTACCTAACGGGAATCTTCCTCTTAGGTCCGGAATTCTAAATGTGTTGACTCCAGTTAACGAACCTGTACCATTATATGTTGTTCCAATTACATCGTATAGATCTGGAAATTTTGATCTTTCAACTTCTGATCCATCACAAAATAAAAAACCATAAGGTGCTGTTGCGCCTGCATATGGAATGATGCCACCGATTGGAATACCCATATCTCCAACAAATGTGTCTCTTGTTTGTTTTAATAAACCAGACGATATAGTTGTAGATTCGCTTGCTCTATATGTTAATACATAATCTGTCTTTTTAGATACTTTAGGAAATGGTTCGGACTTACTAGAAATAATGTTTGCAGTAAGAGTTGTGTTAAAAATCTTAGTGTAACTTCCTGTTTGCCCGTCGAACTGAATTGCAGGACTAACAACGTCTCCGGATAACTGAAATGTTGTAACATTTTTTAATGATGTCGCTGTGTTAGAATTACCACTAATATTTCCATCAAGGACGCCTTGAATGGTATCTGCAATAATTGTTTTAGCCTGTACTGTATTCCATCTCTTTAATCCGGTTCCTAGATTAAAGGTATCAGTTGTTTTTGGTTGTATTGTATTAGATTCTAATACTCCAGCAATACTAGCACCCTCGCCAACTAAAAGATTTTTAGAAATTGCTACACCGCCGGCGGTCCTGATGCTTCCGTTATTTAAATTTGTACTTGCTGTAATATCTGTTACAATAACAGAACCAGTAAGTTTAATGTTTCCGTCAACATCTAATGCTTCAGTAGGACTGGCTTGATTAATACCAACTGTATTATCAACTACTTTAAGAATAGTAGAAGGAATACCATTTCTGTTTGTCTGTATATCAATCGAACTGCCTGCTGCCGAATTATAAATCTTAGCGGTGGTAGCAGTAGTTCCGATATTAAATGTTCCGTCAATACCTACGGTTAAGCCGTTATTATTTCTAATATTAAACGCATAGTCAGTAGTATTAACTGTATTAGATCTTAAAAATTTTCCGGCAGCAACTTCAACGCCGCCAATGTTTAAGGCATTTGCATTTTTAGCTGTTCCATATAAAGTAGGAAGGTACCCTCCAACAAACTCATTTATTGCAGAGTCTGTTGTTGGCAATGAAATATTCATACCTGATCGAATAATATCAAATCCGGTAATTAAAACTTTTGGGGTAAAACTGTCTTTAGAAAAAATAATTACAGGAATATCTGCAATATAAAATGTTAAAATATATCGAGTGATGTTATCCGAATCGGAAATACTTTCAACTACTGGTCCGTATCTTAAACCGTCTACAGAACTTTCTGCAGGACCAACTAATAGCCAACGTGTGCCTGTAAAAATACGAAGCTGTTGATTAGTTGTATCTACCCATAATTCACCAACCTTGCTTTCTGCAACTGCTGGTTCTGTTGTTCCCTTTTGAATTCCCGATGCTGCTTTCCAACTTGTGTTGTCCCACATCATTAGAATTCCGTCATCGCTCTTATACCAAAGTTGTCCTTCTGTAGGATTCATTGGTTCGTCTGTTGAAGCAAAATTCTCTAATAATGCTAAAAAGTTTTCGGCTACAATCTGACCGTACCCAGTAACGTTTCTACCTGGAAATGTTAAACTAGTATCAGTGTTTGATGTATTATCAAATACTGTTATAGGAGTCTTATTTGCACTATCTGTAAAATTAACAATATATGGCATTTATTAAGCTCCTGTAAATCCAGTTAAACTTTGTATACGAATTGTGTAGTCAATTTGTAATAATCTGTTTAACGATTTTTGAACTGGGTGGAAAACTACGTGGGTTAACAATTTGCCTGTTCCGTTGGGGTTGTAGCTCATTAGTCCCAGTTCATCAAATACAAATTCTCCATTCATATCAACAGAGTTATCAAATGCTTCTTGATCTAAAGGCTCGCCGTAGTCTAATAAACAACTAATTAAAATGTCGCTATAAGTTGCTCCGCTGATATGTCTAATTTCCATTTTATTTCTCAACGGGTCAGTATTTGATGACGAATTCTGATCAACAATTTTTGAATAAGTTTGGTTATATAAGCTAGAATTAATACCAGTTGTATTTGGAGTTAGATATGTTATTAACCCTGTTGGATCTACTGTTGTTCCGCCTGTTCCAAACACCATTTGATATACTGTTCCTTGACCTTGATTTGACAACGATTGTACCATTGCAACTGACATATTTTCGTAATGGATAGCGTTGCGTTTATCAATAAACACCTCTTTGGTCTCGGGATCGAAGATTTTAATATGCCCTTCAAAATGGAATCCGCCCGTTTCGTTTGGGCGTTTTTCCTGCGGCTGTGTAGTTTTTTCTTGATTTTGCGACATTTTATTCTCGTTTGACTCCATCATCATATATTTATTCAGGTATAGAAGTGGTCTTCTGCGCTATGAATTTAGCTACAGGAGTGTTGTTATTCAACAAAGTAACACCCGAACTTGCCGATGTTTCGCTTCTATCGTACCAGGTTTTTCCTGTTCTTCTAATTAAAGTTATACGTGTTCCAGCTTTTAACGGGTTAGTTAAGCGTAGATAGTTTGATGACCCGTCAACTGAAAAATCAGCTTCAGTTACAATAAATCCATCTATACCGTTATTTTCACTCCAAACAACCTGCGGGTCTTTTACTAATCTTCGGCCCTCTGCAAACACTTCAATAGTATCACAAGGTCCGTAGTTAGTAGGAATTGTAATTAAATCCCAGTAAGTTTCCCAATCGTTAGATTCTAAAGGTTTAATATTAATACAAGGTCTGATATTTGTATAAAAACTATCATCAACCTGTATAACATTGCCGGTTACATACTTAATTTTTTCATCATAGATGCCCTTAGTTATGTAAAAATTAGAATTGTACCATCTATTTTTATTAGATTTAGTTGGAATAAATTCAAGAGGACCTATTAATAAACTACTTCCATCACTGTAAAAATCATATCTTTCTTGTGTGTCTTCGTAAGGAATAATATCATTATAACCAACGTCTGCTACCTTAGTATCAATTAAATATTTTTCTCCAATAGGTGTTCCTCGTGTACCACGTCTTAATTGTCCTAAAACATTTTCTGTTTTAGTCATATACTCTATTCTTTCACCGGAAATCCAAACAACTCCAGGAATATTTCTATTTCTAACAGGATCAGCCAATGACGATGCATCATTTAAAGTAATTGTAGTATCAAAATAATTTAGATCAGATGCTAATTTAATGTCATCTAAAGAGAATCTATTAAAGTGATATACGTTGAGCATATCTTTGTGAATTTCATATGCACTTGGTAATTTAAAAATAGATTTTGAAAAACTAATTGTTTTTATTTTATCTTCAGAGGTTGTATCTTCTTTTAGATAAATTGCTCCTCTTGGTAAAGAAACATAATAATCTTTATCTAACATTAGTCTATTTCCGTTTTTGTATACCCATACATAGCTAGACGAAATAGGAATTCTAGATAATTGAATATTAACTCTTCCTCCTGTCTTTTCATCCGAAACAATATCAAGAGTAGGATATTCATTGAACCAAGTAATGTCAATTTTAACATTATCTGTTTCGTCTGCCGATACCATCGAAACATCGTCTAATATCGTAACAGAATTTCCTGATATTGTATACTCTCGTCTTAGGTCATTTTCAACTTTAATAATATCACCAATGTTTAAAGAATCAGGATATATTGTTAATTCTTTTGTTGGACCATCAAATACATAATTAGTAATGAACTCTACTAATACATCATTAATAAAAACTTTTAAGTTGCTTGGCAAAATACTTCCAGGAGTTTCGTAAGGATCCTGGCCTAGAACAATAACGTTATTAGTTCCGTCGTATGTTCTATAAATTGTATCAGATCCTTTTAGGATTCGACCGTCAACTTCAACAATTACAGCATTACCCGAACTTCCTCTAGAATATTCAAAAAATCCATCTATATCAAATGTTCGTGTACTTCCTTCAAAATAAACTGTTTGTGTGTTGATATTAATTACAGATAAGTCACTAGGTGCTATATCTGTTGTTGCTGATAAACATACAATCTTAATTGTATCACCGGCTTCGGGATTAAATCCAAACTCAACTAAAGTTTTTCCGTTTGTATCAATTATCCCTGTGCTATTTTTAAATCCTGTATCAAATAATCTACCGTTTAATGTTACATAAACATTAGAAGTATTATCGTAATCTGCATTTGTTAAAAATAAATTTGTATTACCGTCAGCAATAAATTCTTGATAGTCGATAATTCCAAGACCGCCCAATCCAATTGATAATATTTCAACTAAGGAATCGGCTGGTGGACTTGATGCAAAATTAACTTTCTGATTTATCAGATCAAGTGTATAATCTATATTGATTACTTGTTTAATTTTATCAATATAAACAATCACTGAACTATTTTGCAACACTGGTTGACCAATATTAAAACTAGTATCAACTCCAGTGCTTCGAATTAATTTTGTGTGCAACGGAGCAGAGCCATTAATTATATTATTGTATACTTTGATAGATACGCTATCTAATACTTGGCCGGGAACATTTTCTTCTGGTGCTGGTACCTGTTCAGGGCTAATAAACGACCCACCATTAATAATAATTTCTTCAACCGTTGCTCCATTGGCTGTAACATATGCTCCGTCAATTGCAGAAAGTGTTCCTCCGCTAACCTTTGTATCTAGTAAGTTGTCATCTGTAATAGTTACAGAGCCGTCACTTTCAATTGGGCGGAAAATTAAAATGTCTCCGGCACTGGTAGAAATATACGTTCCAATTTCAATATTTGAAGTATTACCGTCGCCGACAAAAGATGGCATTTGTGCGTTAGGATTAATTGCAACCGACGAATCCCAAGCATCTGTATAGTTAGGATCGTCAATTCTAATAATTTCTCCTGTTACTGAATTTTTTATGTAGATGTTAATAATTTGACCGTTTGCAGGAACATACGGTAAAGTAACATATGTTGTGCTTCCATCACAGACATGGTAATAATCTGAATTTGCTTCAACACTATCCCAGTTGTCAGTGAACCAAGGCAGAGCGTCCCATCCACCAGTAACATCAAAGGTAGTACCTTGGATTTGAACACCTCCAAAGTCAATACCTGTCATTAACTGTCCTAGATCCTTTCCTATCATTCCCGCCTTAGGATTATACTTCTGTTCAATTCTATTAACAGCATCAAACAATTCAATATTTTTATCGTAGTTTACTACTATAATATCTCCTGCAGACGGTGCTATTGCAAAATTTAATTTTCCTTGTAGACTCTTAAATCCAGGAACTGTTGAATAATATAATGTAATTGTGTAATCAGAATTTAATAATAATTGATTATTTTTATAAACTGATATTTTATTTTTATCTCTGGAAGGTGCGTAAGATAAATTAAACACCGATGTTGTTCCTGTTGCAACAAATCTTTCAGATTGTGAAAAACTAGTATACAATCCAGAAGTTGTTAACCTATCAAATTTAACTGATACATGAAGTGATCTAATTAAACTGTTTCCAATGATTGCAACTGCTTTGGCCGATCTAGCTCCGGCTGAATTTCCTCCAACCAATGAAACAGTAGGAGCAGACAAGTATCCTTGGCCAGCATTAAGAACTACAATGCCGGATACTTTACCATTAGAAATATAAGCCTGTGCTGTTGCGCCAGTGCCAGATCCTTCAATTAATACTTTAGGTGGAGTTTTGTATAATTCTCCCGAATCGTATACTTGTATATCTGTAATCGAATATCCGTTATTATCAGACCACCACTTCCAAGGATAAACATTTAATAAATCATTATCAAGTTTGATCGGAATAACTTTTCCATCTTTAACAGAAAACGTTGGTTCTAAATCAAAGTCTGCTACAGATAAATCATATTTTTCAGGAGTTGTGTATTGGCTAACATACTCTCTAACAGTAGTTCTAAAAGGTTTTACTTCGTTAATATATTCTTGATAACTTGATAAATTATCATTTTTATAGTTAGTTGGCTGACTAAATGCTCCTACGTTGTGTGTTGCATTTACAAAACTTGTTTTAAACATCCAGTCAACATATTGTTGCTCAGACAACACATATCTCATAGATGCAAAAAATAAATTGTTCCATTCGATATTAAAATCGCCAACGAAAATATCTTCTTTAACAGCTTTTAAAATATTTCTTAATTCTAAAGATGTGTTAATATCGTAATTTGTATCATCATACGCCTGCGATCTATCAAATCCAATTCCAAAGATTGAAGCGTCGTATAATGAGTCACTTAATTTTATAGTTCCGTTTTCTCTCGAAATTAATTCAAATCTGTCTAAGAAAGTACTGCCTGTATCTGAGACCTTTTCAAATACTGCCCATCCACCTGATCCATATTCTTTAACTCTTATCAGGTCGCCGACGGAAATTTTATAAATTACTTCGTCGTGTATGCTTAATAGTTCTTTGGTAATTCTAGATTTGTTATTGTATCCAGATTTCCACCAATCAATATAACTCCAATATCTTGTAGTATCGTATGCTTGTGATTGAGTTCTAAAGAAAGTTTTTCTTACATCGTCCCAAGAATATATACTCCAGAAATTGTTAATAGTAGAATCAGAGTTTACTAATACAGAGAAATAACGAACAGACGCATTAATTGTACTGTATTTTTTTCCTCTAGTTAATACTGTTACTGTTCTAATTCTTCCTTGGTTGTCAAGAGTTACTTCTGCAGATGCACCTTTGCCATCCCCATTAATAACAACATTAGGAACTACTTTATAACCGAAACCAGGATCTATAATATCAATAGTGTCTAATTCACCGTTTACAATATTTGCAGACAGCACAGCTTTTTTGGTTCTTATGGTACCTACATTTTGCAAATCTATTTCAGTGTCAACTTGAACATCGTATAGATTTAAGATTTCAGCAGGGGCTGAATCTTTTAAGTTTAAATTTGTAAAATCAATAATAGTTGCAAACGGTTGTTTTAACAATACAGAATTTATTTTGTTAACAACAAGTTTTAATGCTGCATCTTTGTTAACAAACATACTTTGACGAGGTCTAAAATCTATTCCGTATTTTTGTTTTGCCGGAATGTTGATATCAGGAACTCTATTACCGATAATATCAAAACCAACTAAACTGTCTATCCATTTATTTTCAAGTTTAGGTGTTGGTAAGCTGCTAGCAATACCTTCAGTCATTAATTGATATTCTTTATGTACTGGGATTGATATACCTAATTCGTTCTTATATTTTATATTAAGCAATGCAGTATCTGATTGAATAATAGAATCAAAATTATAGGTTATAAATTTATCAGAATCAACAAATGCTATAAACGGTAGTCCAGTTCCTACTGGGTTTGATATCAAACTAGCTACTTCAGAGCAAGATTTTCTTCTAAAATTTAAATTAGAAGGAACTGTAGATTTATTCTTTACCCAGTAATAATAAAGAGTCTTGTTCACTTGACCACTGATAGAATTATAAAATTGTTTTGTGCTATAGGTATCATCATTAGGATATAATGGCTGGCCGGAAATTCCAACTGCTAGGCCTTCGTTTGTATCAGCTAAAGCAGCCCACTCGCTAGGCAACAACGGAGTTTCCACCCATTCGTAAACATCAATACTTGCGCCAGTTACTAGTTGTGTCCAATTACCTTGTCTGTAGGAAATGTCTCCAATTTCAGAATACATCCATTTTGCATTACCTACATTCCACCATAGCTGTCCAACATTTTTTTCTAGCCAGTTAATAGAACTATCAACTACTACGTCTTCAGTTCCTACAGTATAGACCGCAGGGTCGTATGGTGTTTTAAATTTAATTTCTTCTTCTGCTAAATTAAGGATTTTACCTTTAGCAGGATCTATAAAATCTATATCCTGTATTTTAACATTTTTAATATTGTCGTATAACTCAACACTATTAATTTTTCTTATGTCAACTAAAGGAGATTGTTGAGATATAATAGTCCAAGAATCAACAGAAGAATCTTTGCTGAATAATCTTATATTACCAATGTAATCTCCTGTATTATCTTTTCTATAATAAGGAGACCCTACTAATACTTTTGATCCAACACAATCAATACTATAACCAAAACTTTCATTTTCAACAAGTACAGATTCTAATTTTTCTGTTAAGAAAAATTCGTTGTCTTTTTTATCAAATATATAAACGCCGCCGGTGTATCCTTGGTCAACATAGAAACTAGTTCTTCCTTGATCAAAGAGTGTTCCGCTCATTGAATCAAATATTATAGGATAATGCGAATAAGTGTTTTTAGAACCGATGGCTATTTTATATCCGTCCGGGCTAATAGAAACGCCGTATCCAAAGTATTCACTTGGATACATTTCATAACTTTCTAATTTTTGTTTTACTTTAAATTCAGAAATATTGGAATCAAAATTAAGAACATATACTGATCCTTGATTTTGATAATTTATGTCTGATCGTGGGCTAGAAATAATCAATGTAGTACCGGATGAGTCAACATCTACAGAATATCCAAATTGATCTCCAACATTTATTTCCATGCTCACATCTGAATAAGATGATATGTTTGCAGATGTTAGTGTCTGGATTAACTGATATAAATCATAACTAGTTTTCTTGTATACAAAAACTTTTCCTGAAGGATTAGCAGCACTATCGCCTACTTCTTGCCAATTGGCACTGGACGACGGATCTTCTCCTTGACTTCTGTAAGTAGAATCTGGGTTTCCTGACGCATCTCCTAATCGATAATAGATATCTGAATATTTGACAACTTCTCCTTCTGCATATTCTACATCGGCTCTCCACAATCCTTTGTAGTTAGAAAAATATTGACCGTCGGCATACGGAGCGCCAACAACTAATATACTTCCGTCTCGGCTCATTGTTAAACTATAACCAAATTGTTCATCTTGTTTTATAATTTCTGTAAGTTGATCCACTGAAATTATTCCAGCTGCAACTGTTGAGCCGTCGTCTTCTATAGACACATTTGTTGGTAAAGAGCAGCTTGTAGAAACATCACTAACTTTTATCCAACCAGATGATTCTAGTGTTAATGTGCTGCCGTCACCTTGTTGTGTTTCAAGTGCCTGCCATAGGTTGCCCTTGACTTCTTCTACAATTGGATCTTGTGCAGGTTGCCATACAATATCGCCTTCACGATAAATTGTTGAAGGATTATAAATTCCTTTATAGTGAGAATTTTCTAAATGTTCCCAGTCGGTTCCTGTGTTTTTAAACAAATAAACTCTTCCGGAACTGTTTACTGATCCTACAGCACTAACTGCCATATAATAATTTGTACCGTCATAACTTACAGTTACATTAGATCCAAATTTTTCATTTTCAACAGGTCGAGGACTTACAAATGCTTTTGCATTTGTGTATCTTCCATTTGAAAATTCATATATTGCAATCATTCCTTGATTGTAAAAACCAGAAACTCTTCCTGATGTTAGTACTGGAATATTAGTTGCAATTTCCCAATCATCAGTGTTAACTGCTGCTACTGTACTTCCGTCAGTACCTAGATAGTTAGGATTCTTGGCTCTCCAGATTTGTCCGGAATAAAGCACAATATCGTTTGTTTGATATCTTACCTGAGACTCCCAAGGTCCTTGGTAATTTGTTTTTAATCCGCTGGCTTCAGGCGTTCCAATAATTAAAAATCTTCCGTCCGGTGACAACGCCATTGATTTACCAAACGATCCAACTGCATTACTATATGTGTTAACTGGAGGAGACAATATTTGTTTTATTTGTAGGCCGGTATCAGTTTCAACATAAACTACAACTATTCCCGATCCTGGAATACTTGAAATTATTTGTTTATTAATATTGTCGTACAGAACTGACGATCCGGCAAATAGCGGATTAGTTACACCGTAGTCAGAAATTGTTTTAGGAGAATACTGTTTATTTTTTTCAACAACTTCCCAATTTCCTGTATCATTAGAATCAACAAATAATCTAGATTTATTTTTTAATAACGCTGCTTGTTGGTTGTCTATAGATTGATAATCAGCAAATCTGCATTCAGTTATTAACTGAACTCGTGTAATTGTACTGTAATCAATTACAGGATCTTGAATCGTTGACGATACATTAACAGTGATTGTTGCAGTAGTTTTATTAGAAACTTTATAAAAGCCTACTAAATTTAATATGTTTCTAAAGCCCACATACTCGTCGATTTGAATAGAGTGCGGACGATTAAATGTAATAACAACTGTTGTATCCGATGGACGAGTGACGTCAGTTATTTCAAGAGTGGCAGATTCGTTAACTCTTAATACTGTCCAAGAATCTTTTTCAAACGTAACCCAAATGTGATCATTTTCTTTTATAGAATTTATATCTAAAGTTAATAAATCTTCTCTTGTCTTAATAGAATGATCAATAGTAGTCGAAGTAATATATCCTGCGGTATAAGGGCAAGATAAATCAGCAGTGGGTGATATATTAACATTAAATGGGGTTGGTACTATTGTAAAATCAGAAGAAGTTATTCTATACTTTTGATCTGTAGTTAAAGCAGACTTAGTAGTTTCTATTAAAAATTGTTGAGGGTTAACTTCTAATTTATTTTTTTCAATTTGTATTTCAACTTCAGTAAGCTGATCAACGCCTCCGACTTTTCCTACTAAAAATGCCCATTCTTCGTTGAGAGAAATACTATCAGTTTCTGAACGACTTAATTTTCCAAATATTTTTGTAATCGAATTTGCTGTTCCTTTTTCACGAACAAATCCTTGATATATTTGAAATTGTGTAACTGGATCTTCTGAAAGATTCTGTAGATAATTTCTAGTTTGATATCCTATTGTATGACGAGCTAAATCTCTGTGACTCTTGTCTAGGCCGTCTGACGTTACTTCAAAATAATCAGAGAACCCTTTAATTTTGTAATCGAAGTTAGGAACTAACTGTTTTTCTGGAGTTGTATCTAACTTGCTCCAATAGGCATCATTAAATGTTTGAGAGCCCGGCTGATTAATCAAGCTAGTCCAATTGTAAGATTTATAAGAAACAATATCGCCTAACTTGTAATCAGTATATGGTACCCAAGGTTGTATATTAACATTATCAAATAAGAATCCTGGGCTGGTATAATCTCCGTCCCAATCGGTTGTTCTATATCCGTGTACTTTTATTCTTCCTTGACGGTAACCGGTTGTCTTGTCATAGATAGTATCGTTAAAAACTGTTTTATCGTCAAAAATAGTTACGTGTTCTTTCAGAACATAAAATAACTTTAGATAGTAAATACCGTCAGTGGTATTTGTGGTAGTAACTGTGATATTTTGAAAATTTCTGCTAACATCAATATATTTTGGTTGCAGAGGTTTACCGTCACCTTTAAGAACTTGATAATTGTAAAATCCTTCTAATACGCTATCAGCAACGCCAACAGGAACTGTTATGTTAACTTTTTGTGCTGCAGGGCTTAGTGAGATCAACGATCCGACTTGCCAGCTGTGCTTGGTCCAGAACATAAATTCTTTTGCAGCAGATAGCCAGTCTTGCGATACTTTATTTTCAGGATCGTAATTATCAAATATAAATCCTACTGATTTGAGATAGGCTTCGTACCCCAATAGGAAATCAACAACCTGTTGAATAGTTGTAAATTGTGTTCCGTAACTTAGACGTTTAACTACCAGTGTGTTAAATGTTCTTCTACCGCTTGCTTCTACTGCTCCAGTTTTTGGAATTCCTGCTACTTTTTTCCATAGATCAATGTCAAATACATCTCCGCTGGTGTGAGATTTAAGTGCTCTATAAAATTCGTTGGCATATCTCACTAATATTCCATTAGAGTATAATTTATTAGCTTGCCAGTCTAAGAAATTCTCACTTGTGCCGCCAACAGATATAATAGGATCTCGTTGGTTTGGAAGTGCTTGGAAATAATTAAAATATGGTTGTATATCGTCATAGCCTTTTAACACCCACCCGCTTGAATTTTTTTCTATAATTACTCCGCTGTAAGACAAGCTAGCAATAGGAGAACTTACATTAAAAATAATATCGTAGTTCTCTGGAGGAACATATACGCTAGATGACGATGCTGCTGGACTCTTAGAGTCTAATAAAAATTTTTGTTGTTGCTGGTCAACAAATCCAGACATTCTATGCGATATTTGTACATCAATATTATTAATCTTATCCCATAAGGTAGTTTCATCGATACCTTTTGATTTTACATAATCGATAATATATTTTCCAAGACCAACTATATTGTCAGTTGATTGACCATAATTTTCTTTTGTAATAAATTTGCCAGTAGACGAATAAATTGTTTGTCCTAGGTTGTTTAAAGATACTCCGTCTTTGTTAAAATTATTCGAAATAAATTCAAACGGTCTCATTAATGCCATTGCTATTACAACAGCAAATGGCCATTCAGAACTTGATCTCCATGCGTATTCGACAGGAGCTATATCGCCTAATACGAACGATCCTTGATTGTTAATTAATGAAAAATCTCTAGCTAATCCAGAATCTAATGGGCTCAATAAACGACCTTCGTCGTCTACAGGAATATGAGATAGTAATGTATCCCTTGTATATCGAGCGTATCTGCCCTTTCTTGTACCTTGACGTATAATTCCGTTTGCTAAATCTTCCCAAAGAATTAAATTTCCTCTAGTATAAGGTGCAGGGCCGTATTCACTTTCCCACCAAGTTGGTTTTTCACTAAAGCCCAACATTTCCCAAGGACAACGATGTGGTCGATCAGTATCGTAGAAATATTGATACACACCTCTCCAATACCCTGGTAAATTTTCAGACCTTGTAGGATCTGTCATATTTGTGTAGGTATATGTAAAAGAATTTTGACTGTCAAAATAAGAATTTAATGTATAATTAATATTTGTATTTTGAATCCATTTTAAAAATTCTTGAGACACTATAATGTCCAATTGAGATTTTTTATATAATCCGACACCGTAGTAACCGCCAACAATATCGTCTATATTAAAAATGTCTTCATTGTATTCTTGTTTGATATTATTATAAATTCTATATTCTAATTCTAATAATAGATCATCTCTAAAATCGCCATATGTTGCTGAAATGCTACCGTCGTGACCTTGAATAACTTCTCTTGGTTCTACATAGGTATCATCAACAAATTTCATTGGAGTATATTTTTTATACAATCCCATTGACGTTGGAGTTGCTGGAATATAGTTCGAAGATGTAGAAACATATTCTCTAATTTCAATTACATCACCTTCGGTTAAATTAACTGATAACTGTACAAAACCAAAAGTAGAATTAAATGTGTAATCTTGAGAATTTAATAATTGGTTTCCGTTAAAATAAACGTAAACGGCTCTACTGCTAGGAGTAGATAAATCAAATTTCGTGCTAAGAGAAAATGTTTTTATTCCTGGATCATCAACTTCATATACTATTGAAGTGAATGCTCCGCTACCAATCATATCGGACTCTGAAAATTGATTTGTTGAATTTTTAGTTTTTGTTAAACTGTTTATAATCTCATCGACAAAATCTGGAATATTATCATTGTAATCTATTTCTAATGCTCTTGATAAGAAATTATTTTTAAATTCTGTATATGACTGCTTAGAATACTGTATTGATTTAACAATATTATGAGTTTTATCGCATAGCGACATCAACACTACTGGAGTTAAACCAGAATGTTTTAAAAATCGTTTTCCAAATTTTTGGAAATTAGATATATCACGCAAATTAGAATTTCCTGGAACTATGCCAGTAATATCAATATTAAACTCTAATGCAGTTGTTAAATGATCAATTGCTTGGCCAAGAGTAAATGTTATTAAATTATCGTTAAATGGATTCTTTTCAAGACCTACAGGAATTTCGTAATATCCTTGGTCTGGTTCAATGTCTGAAATTAATTTCAAAGAAACTGCATCATTTATTTCAAATGTTGTTGAGAATGTAAAAGTTCCTAGAGTTCGTGTCCAGTCTCCAAGATACTTTGTACCGTTAACATAAAAATTAATTTCGTTATCTTCTTTGAGATTTTCCCATCTTACAGTATTAAAAGTTAAAATGTTTGTAGATTCTTTTACAATTTGACTGTCAATGATAGGTTGAAAATATTTTGTATCTGCTAGCAACCAACCGTTTTGATAATCATCTCCGTTGATGTTGTTAAATTTATAGAAGCCGGTGGCTAGATCTTTAGAATATGTAACTCTATCGATCACATATTCAAATTTAGCAGAATCCCAAGACCAATTAAATTGTATGTCTCCGATATTATTGATGTTGAGATAACTTATACTAAATCCTAATTCTTTATCAACAACACTAGAGCCAACTTTATAACTTAAAATTTCAGTACCAACAAACGTATTAGTCGGATATGTATCTTCATTAGAAAAACTTATTCCGTTGTTGTCAAACCCGTCAAACATTGGACTTTGATTAACTGTAATTTTTTGCTGGCTTTCTTTCCAAGCTGTTCCTGTGAAATGGAACATCTTGCCAGAATTTTTATTGCCGCGTCTAATTAATAAACAACTACCAACAGCAGATTCGCTATCTAAGGCTTCTTTTAAATGTATTTGGCGTAGATTATTATGTGTTATAAATTGTACTTCATAAATTTTATTATTTGCAAGACTATCAGTATCAGCAACAAATAAAACTCTTGCGCCTTCAAATAAAAACTCACCGTCAATGTTGTAACCAGAACTACCTTCTATGATACTAAAAATATCAGTAGTATTTGTATCTAAATAATCAACTGTTTGTTTAGCTACAGAACCAAAGTTATATAACTGTAGATTTGGTTTAAATTCGATAATAGGTCTTTTTGCTCTTAAAGATTCAGTTGCTGGAAAATCTTCTCCTCTTAAGGAATATGATTTTTCTAAAACAGATCTATGAAACCATCTGTTATATCGACTCCAGGGATTTAAATCTCTACTATCTCTTCGAATTGTTGTATAATCTTTATATGTTGGATATGCGGTCGCATCGTCAAACGGTTGCGTATCAAATCCTTCATTGTCAAATAAAACTTCCGGTACATCTGTTGTCAATACAGGAACGACCAGACTATCGAATCTTGTTAGTGTAATAGCATCGCCTACTCCTTCGACTAACCAATTATTATGAGAGTACTCAGCAGGAGTTACGTTTCCTCTAAATTCGACAATCATTCCACTTGATAATTCTATTCCGTTGCTAGAAGTGTATTGAGATTTTCCAATAATATCTTTATTAATATTAATGAAAGAATTTGATTCTATGTCGGCAATTAAAAATTTTCCAAAGCGATCTGGAGTTATTAATCCTTGATAATATAAAGTGTCCGGAGCATCGTAGGGCACTTCAAATGTTAAAGTACCATTCTGAGTTCCGTTATTTGTTACACCGTTAGAATATTCTAACGCAGTAGTCGACGATGCTAGGTCGACAAACTCCCAGTCTTGACTATCTATACTAATAGAGCTGCCGTCACTTGGCGAAATATCTCTTTTAGCTTTCCATAGGTTTCCATCATAAACTGCAAGGCTTCCTGCTTTATAAGAGTGATAAGGTTGGAAAATTAATGAACCGGTATCATAGTTTGTTCTAATAGAAAATCCTTCTCCCGGAGCATTAACTTTAAACTTATATGTTTGTCCCCTGTACAAAGTAATTGTAGGATTGTTTGTATAAGAATCAGGAGTGAATACAAAAGAGTTTCCTGTTGTTCCTAAAACAACTTTATATGTACTTGTTACCTTGGCGGTTTGGCCGTATATAGGTAAACTTGGCGGACCGCTTGGTTGCCAGTAGTATTCTCTGTAATTAATAAACTTATCCCAATCAACAGGAGGATTCCAAGTATAATGTTCTTGTTCTGTTATCTTGTCGTCACGCTCATCAATGTTTCCAAAAAACTTTAACTGATTTTTAAAGTCAAGGTAGTCATAAAAATTTTCAATTTTATTAAGATTTTTATAAACAACACCGGGTTCTAATTGGTATCTGCTTCTTAAAGTATTGTCTGTATCTACATATACATCAGTGCCAGTGTAAGTTTTTTCGTATCTTCTTCCTACATATCCAACAACCTTATCTAATACGCCAGGCTGGACTAAAGGATCTAATACTCCTGATAAAAACTTATCGTTACTAGATGTTTGAAAAACAGAAGGCAATAGCTCAACTGTTCTTCTAATTGGTAAGTTGCTCTTAGGATAAAATTTATCTGCCATAATTATTAATAAGTTGTTGAAACAATAGTTGTAATACTTGCACCCAATTCAGCTGCTGTAATAGCCGAAACTATTTCAACATCATCAACAGTTGCACCACTAATTAAGATTTCGTCCGATCTACTTTGAATCTCAAAAAGACTTCCGAATACCTGATTTGTTTGTTTTGGAACAATAACAATATTTGCTAGGTCCGGAGCACAGGAATTTAAAATATAAGTTGTCAATTCGCTCATATAAAATCTATCTCCAAAGTCCCAATTGTTAATATCAAAGAAATTGTTAATTGCACCTATTACTCTCACTTTTAAATCATTGTCGTTAATAGTTTTATTTGGGTTTTTCACTACCTTAAATGTTGCTTGTAATTTTGGATCAGCTTTAGATCCAAACAATACTTTATATTTGGCTGAATGGTAAACTATTTCGTCGCTGAGAGATTTAATCGCAGACAATGTTCCGCCAAACGTAGTTCTTAATACTTCTGTATCTGGTGGAGTTGGTTCTGTAGATATTCCGCCCTGTAAATACATTCTGTAATCTTCGTCATATGATCTTACCAACATATATGTGTCAATAATGTTACTCGATGAAGGATCAATTCTACGATAAGTTGTAGCATTGTGAACATACTGGAATTTTAAATTTCGACGGCCTAAAACTGCTTTGTAGGATGTAACTAGATCTAATGTATTTGTTGTTCTATTAACTTGTTTAATCACGTCCTCGTCAACATCATAGAAATATATAAGTTGTCCGTCTGGATAAGTTGCAGTATCGTTAATATCAACAACTGATTCTTTTTCTAAAACTAACACAGAGTTAATTGAATTATCAATTAATGAGTAGTAAACTGTTCCGTACTGATCAACAGACTGTTTAAAAAACAAATAATTTAAAGACTGATCGTCGCCCACAATTGTTTCAAAAGATTCAGGATTATCAATTATTCCATCACTGTTAGAATCATAGAATGATAATTTAATTTCTGAAGTACTTTCATATCCATCATCAAATTTTATAGTATCACTAATTTCAAAAGAAACATCTTGTTTTAATTCAGTTATAAAATCACTCGATGTATTGATACCTAAAACTGTAACTGTATCTTTGACAACATTGCCTGTTTGATCATTGTAACGTTTTTCGTTGGCATCAAAATAAAATCTATTTTGTTGTAAACTTCCAAATATGTAATTTAACTTTCTTACTCTAACAGTATAGCTGTCAGCCTCTTTTACAAAAGCAACAATCCATGACGAGTCGACTCCGGTGTTTGAAATATCACCAGATTTGCCTAGAGTAAAATTATCAATTAAGTTTAAATTAGATGATGTTATAATCGACCATTGTAGTGTTTCAACATCGTATCTCAAGCCAAAATTTAAATTTTGATATGCTTGATTTACTATTTCGTTTTCTAAAGAAACATTTAAATCGTTTATAAATCTAGGAATAATTCTTGAAGCAATGGCTCCTGTTGGAACTGTTTTGTTTAATACAATAGGTCCCAATCCGTTAGTCAAAGCACCCCTTCCTGTGTTTGTGCCATCTCCAGTAATTTTAACAGCCTCTGCCCATATCATATTAGTCTGTAAAGGATCTGTAGGATCTGCTGCTACCATTTCTCCGTTTTTAAATGCTTTGCCTTCTTCTGGTACAAACTTGATAAGAGATCCTACATAAAAATATTTTAATAGGTTAGTAGAATAGCTACCAACTTTTGTTAAAGATGAATCTACTGTATTTTTAAAGTATCCAGTTGGTGTTATTGTGGTGACAGCTTCCCAAACGGTTTTATCGTCTGTGAATAAAATTTTATCAAATTTTGTAAAATAAAAATTATATACTTCGTTACTAGAAAACACAGGCTCGATGTAACCTCTTATAAAATTAATAATGTCTAGTCTATTATTAAATTTAAAAGTTAAAGTTTCTTCTGTTTCTTCTTTATAGATATAACCGTCATTAGCAAATACATTAACTGAACTGTATTTTCCAGACGCATCGATGATATCGTAGTTTCTAGATATTCCGCTAGAAGTTCTATTAATAGATTTTACTTTTAAAATATTTTGAGAACTAGTTAACGGTGCTAGATTATAATCTTCTGCGGTAATCATACGATTCTGTGTATAATATACAGCAGGAGCATTTGTTCTAATTGTATCGATATCTTCTGAAGCAGCAGAATTAGTGATAGTTGACTGTAGTGCCAACCCGATTGTTAGAGTATGAGCAACGCCAGAAGCATTTACATAATTAATGCTTATGTTGATTCCTCGCAAATCGTTTGGATAAATTGTATATCTATATCCGTTGCTGGTTCTATAATAAACTCTAAAAGGGCCTTGTGGCAAATTACCATAGACTCCGTCAGCAAACACTAAATCAATGTTATCATTTTCTTTTGTGTTGACTGCATAGATATTTCTAACGTTCTGATTAACACTATTATAAGCAATATTATTTCCAACAAGGCTTGAAACTTTTGTCCATTCTTCTAATTGGGCTCCGGCTGCATTTAAAGAAAATAACCAAACATCGTTGTTATTAATGTTATTTGCATCAACTGCAATTTTTTCATTAGTAGTAGGAGCATCTATGCTAAAATCAGCAAGTTGCATAGTGCCTTGTTTAAACATTAAAAAGAATCCAGTATTTGCTGAACCAGGTCCAGTGCTATCATTACGATAAACAAAACCTAACTGGTTGCCCGGCACTGGTGGTTCTTCGTAGATATTTTCACTGTTAGCAAATGCTGTAGAAACTATCTCAAAAGGCATTCCTCTAGAAGCAACAGATTTACTAAAAGAAAACAAAGGAACGTCAGCAGTGGTTGTTCTAAAACGATACTGTTCTGTTGGAATTCCTTGAATTGTAGCAGATCCTTGGCTTCGACCAAACTCTGTGTTATCTGCCATTGCAGAATTTAAAACTAGAATAAACTGTTCTAACCAGTTAGTGTTTGTTGGGTCATTCCAAGAAATAACCTGTTGCGAAAGATTTTTTCCGTTGCTGTCAACAATACTATCTGTAGTAGTCACTGATGTAAATTTTAACAGACCGCTAGCAGCTATATTTCTTTTAGCGTTATAGGAAAGCATACGAGCAATCCTTAACACGCTTTCTTTTGTTTCCGCAAGTTCAATAAAATTCTCACGGCTAGCAAGATCAATGCGGAAGGATAGGCTTTGACCTAAGAATGCAATAGCGTCAATAAGCGCCATATATTCGCTAGATTCGATATAATCGTTAAAATCTTCTGGGTAGTTTTCACGCAGATACGTGATGATAACGCGGCGTAGATTTTCAAAGTCGTAAGATTTGAAATCCGCATTTTTAAATGTCTGATATATTCTAGTCCAGTCTTGGTTTAGAATTAAATTATTTTGTCTGCTTGTAGTAGTCATTTCCTATCCCTATACCAATATTTACCATAAAAATTATGTGGGTATTTTATACTATGATAGAATTGTTTTTATCAAAATTAAACGTCATACGCTCACTAATATTAAATGGAACGTAAACGATATCTGCTTGAATTCTTATTCCTTGATCTGTAGTATCGATTTGAATCTCATTAACTGCTATTCTAGGATCGTAATTGATAATATCTTCGACGTCTTTTGCAATAATTTTTTTAACTTCTTCAGTGAACTGCTCAAATAACATATCCCAGATGACTGTACCAAACTCTGGGTTTTCTAATTTTTCTCCTTTGCGGATATAAAAATGATTTATTAGATCTTGTTTAACTAGATCAATGTCATAAAGTTTATAATTTTTTGCTCCGTTTGAAGAACTAAATCCCCTATAGGTAAAAGTTCCGTAATTAGTAGTAACTTGTGCATTTGATGTTGCAACTGTTTTTTGATTATAAATTTTTGTTCCCATAATTAGTCTGCATCCCTATCTGTTTTATCTGGAGTCAATTGTTCTGGTGCTTGATTCTCGTGCAAGGCCCAAGGTTCGTGCATCGGTATGCGTTTCATAAAGCTCTGAACAACCCCAGCTTGATACTTTTTAGTTTCCCAACTAGATGTTGTACTTGTTGCAGGGTTATCTCTTAGGTCGTATGGTTTAACAAAATCTGCAACTTCTGCAGGTGTTGCATTAGTTGTATCGTTTAAGTGGATTGTTGGAGCCGTTTCTATAATTTGTGCTCCAGAACCTATGCTTAAATCTCCGGTAGAACTAACTCTAAGTTCACCACCGGCAGCAATATCAAAGTTAGTGTTTGTAGAAAATTTTGTTGCAGCACCAATAAGAATATCTAGATTAGATCCTACGGTCAGTTTTGCATCCTTATTAATTAAAAACTCCATATCTGAGCCTATTTCAGCGTGCCACTTTCCTGTCTCTGTTCTAAAGTTCATATTGCGGCCACACTCAAAATTGATATCTCTATCAGCACGTAGATTTAAATCATTTTGTGTATGAATGCTGATGCTGTCTTGGGCATAGATATCAATTTTACCATTACTGGTCATTTCAATCCAAGCTGTTCCTCTTGCATTAGCAATATAAATGATATCTTCAGAATTATGCATTAACAACTGGTGACCAGTTCTGGTCCTAATTCTAAAATATTCTCCGTAAGGAACTTCCGGTTCATATTTTTCTTTGTCGTTTAATAAGTCAATATATTTTACAGGACCATCTGCTGCTGCTGTTGCTCGATGATATCTATCATCTCCATCATCCATTACAATTTGTGTTCCGCCTAAACGACTGACTGGTACAGGGTCCGACTGACTATCTGATTTTCCTACTTTTGCTTTCTTAGCATTAGTTCGTCTATCAACTGGTCCTGGTGTTGAAATACCAAATACCATAGATGGTGCTTCTCTTCGTGGAGACGAATTAACAACTCCTCTAACATCGTCTTCTAATAAACCTTGTTCTAAGAATCTATCGGCAATAGGATGTACAACTTTTTTAATTTTTTCCGGATTAATTTCTTGGTCTTTATCTGCATTTAGACGTTTGTTAATTTCTGCAACTGGCAACGGCAACGGTTTACCATCTAAGGATTTCATTGGACCGTATCGTGCTTTATCTGTAGCATCTAAAGAATTTTCAGTTGATCCAGCAATAGCTGGAACCATATTATTAATGTATCTACCAGGTGCGCAGGCAAACCAAAATCCTTGAGCAGGATCTCCGTTTAAAAATAATACTAAAACGTTAACACCAATGTCTGGAGGCACAAACCACATACCATAAGATTTTTGTGTGTCGTTATATCCGTCAATTGTTGAACTGGCGCCATCATTCTTACCCATAAACTCAAAAGGTGTATGGCCAAAGAACGGCGGAGCATATTTTACAATATACGTTTCGGCATCTTCGCCGGAGGTATTTGCTTGGTCTTTTAATAAATTAACTTCTAAAGATCCCATAAACGTAGGATCTAAATGACTAATAACCCTCGCAAGATATATTCCGTTACCAAGAGTACCGGAACGTCCTTCATTTTCTGCTGAGGGTCTTTGTAATTCTGCCATTATTGTTGTCCTAGGTCTCTATAATATCTGTAACCAGCAACAGGTTTTGTTTTGTTAGATGTTGTCACGGTTTGTGTAGTTTGCCCAGATTGTCCAGTATTTCCATTAGCGGTTGCTGTATCTGTTGTTGAATTTGACGATGATGCAGCATCGTCAACAACTGATGTATCTTTAGGCTCAGCATCACTAATCTCAGTAGCTTGGTTATCTGTTCTAGAAATTGGTCCAGGTGTATCACCTGTTACAGAATTAATCTCAGGTCCCTGTGGTCCTGGCATTCTTAAACATTTTAATTTCTGTTTCCAAAATCCATCTGAAAAGTAATTTTCTACCATATTAACACGATATATACCACCGAACGGACTTTCTTTTCCTGCAATTGAAAAATCGTATAAGCCTGTGGTTTCATTTACATCAGACGGTGTTCTAAATGTTAGATATACATAGACGTTTCCACTTTCGTAGTTCATTGTACCATCGTTTGTAATCTGAGAAGTTTCGCTGGGAGCTCCGGAAAAATATCCTCCCATACCGCTGTCAACCAACCAATACGGATCGCCAAGGATTTCCAAATCAACAGTAACTAAGTCTGCACTATTTCCAGAAAGGAAAGCATATTGAAAGTTTTCAGCAACATTCTGTTCAGTTGATTTAGATCCTGCACCACCTTTAAGTCCTTCAAGTAATTTAGGATCTCTTTTTTTCCTAGCTCTGCCCATTGGAGCTGCCTGTGCGCTGGCATCTTGACCTTGCCCGCTTTTTGTAGAACTGTTAGTTCTTTCAGCAGGCCCTTGTTGGTCTTGGTTGGCTGTTGTTGCAGCCTTGCTTTCAGGAGAAGGATTTGCCCCTGTAAAAAATAAATTGTTAATGTTTATGTCAAATTTTAATATATCAACGTTCTGACCTGTGTAGATATATTGATAATGTTTACATACACTCTTTTGTAGTTCAGCATAACCAACAGGTGCTGCTGACGGATTTGCAAATATAGATTGATGCACGAAATAAGGAACAACTCTATATGTTATTTTTTTTGCATAATCTCCAATTAAATCGTCATAGTTTAACAATTTCATTTGTACATCTAGTTTAAACCATTTAATATAACCTTCTGGGGTTAGATTAGCTTTTGATATTGCATCTGATGCATAATTAGAACTAAGCACAATTTGATTTATAATTGAAGTTAAAGTTTGATCCTGTGAAAAATGAAATGCTCTCAACTTAGGATCAATGGTCATATTATCTCGTTTAACAACACCAGTCTTTGGATCATACTGATCTTGAGCACGTTTAAAAATATGATTACCGCCTCTAGTTTGATCAAATCCTAAGCTAGCAAGCCCAATAGGATTAACTGGTTTACTATCTGCTTCTTCAAAGTCTGCTGTTTGTTCTGCTAACATCCTTTGCTGTTCAGTCATTGCAGGATTAACTGTTGCTCGATTTGTCTTAGGAGGATTGCCTGCGGTCGAATACAGGTCGCTGGCAAGTATAGGGAACTCAATATGGTATTCGTCTTGTTCCTTAATCTGCTGTTCTTTTTTTAATCTATATTCATTATCATTTAATACTGCTGCAAGACTTTTATCTCCTGTGCTTAGTACTTCAACTACATTACCTACACCATTTTGTTTTCCAAAGATTTTTATATCTTTGAAAGTTGTATTCATTGCGTCTGAAAAACCTTGATGGTTGTATGGAATACCTTCTACTTTATAGCTGCTTCCTCCCTCGTTTACACTAAATTTCATAGAAACCAATTTTAGTGTAAAATATTTCGATTTAACAGCTTTGATTGAAACTCCTAATTCGTCAAAACCTTGAATGTCCATTTTTAACAAATATGGAGTATTGTCTAGATAATTTGCATAGCCAGAGTTTACTGCGGCAACCTGCATACTTTGTAAAAGTAATCCCATACTGTAGGGTTCGTAGATGTCAAATTCAAATTTAATAGCATTACTGTTTCCTGTTTTTTCAGTTGAACCAATAATACATTTCATTTGAAAATTATTAACATAATATTCAGGTGTACCATAAAATGTTTTTACACGTTGTTCATCAAATCTTCCAGCTGAAGAAAATACAATGTTTTTTAAATCGGCTGGTGAATTTCTATATGACGACGGGTTATTAAATTGTGCAGGAGTTAAACAAGCCAATGTCCATAACACATTAACAGAAGCAAATTGTTCCATTGGGTTTGGTTTAACATTTGGCAAATTAGGAACTGCACTACCCGCTGTAGTTTTTGTATCAGGAAGTATTGATGATTGCCCGTTTCTTAAAAAGTTTGTTGCACCGCCTGCAACTAAATTTGTAATATTAGATACTGACCCTATGTTAATAGTAGAATTTACAGGGTTAGGAATAATAGGAGTACCGTCGGGCTTTTTTACTTCTAATGCTTTTCCAAGATAATCTAAAATAGATGCCATATTTAGACTCCTAAGAATTTTTCTAAGTTAGTTTTTTTAGGAAGATAGATTGTTGTTCCAGGAGTAAAATCGTAAATTGGATCTTTTAACACGCTCATATTTCTTTGAACGAAAACCCACCATAACTTAGCATCGCCGTATACATCGTATGCTAACAAATCAGGTCTGTGTTTATATTGATTTTCTATAATATAACGAAAATCATCTGCTTCTGCTGGAACAGGTCGAATGTTCAGCAATTCCATATATAAAGAATTCTGAGGAGTAGTTAACCAAGGACTTGTTTTAGAATATTTTGCCATATTATAGATATCCTACACCACCGCCACTGGCCTTCATAGACATTCCGCCACTGGCGTAATCTTGTAAACTGAATTGACGTAGACGCTGTCTGCTGTATATAGGAGCAACGGTTACTGTTATAGTGCTAACAACAGGAACCCACGTATTTGTTTTCCACTTGTCGCAGTGAATGTAGTTTACATCGTCTTTTAAGTCTACCGAAAAAGATTTTACAATTACAGGAATGTTATCAAAAACACTAGCACCGTAACCAGATAAATTACATACCAACGGTGGATTTCCTGCGTATGCTCCTTGACCAAAGAACATTTTAGTTGCTGTTTTAAAGAATGTAGTTGCTGCAATCCAATATGCTGCATCAGATTCTGTTTCGCAGGTAAAATCTCCACTAATCTGAATATCATCCACAACACTATTTTTGTAAGAGTGTACTTGGTAGTTACTGTGAATCATACTTTGAGAATTGTATTCTGCCTTTGTTGATACAGTTATATTTGGATTATAAGGCCAAACAACTCCTCCTGTATTTTTTAAAAGTTCAAACATCGGACTATTAAAAGTATTCCATTGGCAATTAATTCTTACACGCCAATCATTTCCAGGATTTGTGTTTAATTTTATAGCCGTGCCTTGTTTAACAAATGCATCTGCTCCCGATGGAATGTTTGCTCCTCGCTTTAGACTAAGTATATTGTTGAGCATTCCAGCTGTCTTACTAATTCCTGTTGCTAATGCCATTAGGCCGCCGCCAACAGAACCTCCAGCTAATTTGTTTAACCCCCCGGAGATGTCTGCTGCTATGTTACTAGTCGAACCTGCTACAGATTGCAAAGAATTAATTGCTCCTCCAACCTTACTCTGGACTTCAGACGAAATGTTTCCTAAACCAGAAATACCACCTAGTGATCCGGAAGCACTTCCTGCTAAACTTTTAATATTTCCTGTTAGCCCGTTAAGTCCTGACCCAATTTCTCCCGACAAGGAAGAAATTTTACTGTTTAAATCAATTTTCGATAGCTCAGAAAAAGAACTAGTCATTGCAGAGCCAGCTTCGTTTGAAGCCTGTGAAACGCTCTGCGATATGTTTGATACCAATTGAGCAAGAGGATTAATAGATAAAGACATTTTGAGCATATTTCCTTGTCATATAGTCTATTTATTCGACAAAAAATGTGCTATTATATTACTAATTGTGGAGAAATCTAGATAATGAACCAACCAAAAGTTAAGTACCTAACTAATAAGGACCTACTAAGAGAGATACATTTAAGCAAAGTTACATATAGCTCTTATACAAAACAAGAATATCATGAATATGATTTAATTGTTCCTAACTTAGAAAAAATAAACATTAGAACTATAGCAGAAGCAAAAAGAAATAGGGCTGCACGTTTAGCAAAACAAGCGCACGAAGCAGCTATGCTAGAACAGGGTAAAAAAATTCCTGCAAAAGGATTCGAAATAGATTATAAGAAAATTGACAAACACGATCTAGTATTTCGTGTTATGACATTTGATCATATTCCTCTAGCACCCGGTCGTAAAAAGACATTAAAGAATACAGCCGACAGTCACGAAAAAGTAAACTTTCCTCCTTATCAACACTGGAAGTTTGACGACAATGACGAATTGATCTGTGTAGGCAAAAGTCACTGGAAGGGTGGAATTAAAACAGGTAAATTTGATAAAGATCACGGACAAATGACTAATAACTTAGCTCGTATGTTTATTAAATTATGTGAGCGTTATGCAACTAGAGGAAATGTCCGTGGATATACTTACAACGATGAAATGCGTGGTCAAGCGATACTTCAGCTCACCCAAATTGGTTTACAATTTGATGAAAGCAAATCCGATAACCCGTTTGCTTATTATACCGCTGCTGTTACTAACAGTTTTGTTCGCATCATCAATATCGAGAAGCGTAATCAAAATATTCGAGATGATATTCTTGAAATGAATGGTATGAATCCGAGCTGGACCAGACAGAACAGTGGTAGCAGTGGAGCTAATACTGCACCTGTTACAATCACATCTGGCGAAGATTGGGATTGACCTTTAATTAAAAATACTGTAACATAAATCTATGAATCTATTTAAAAAAGCAGCTTGTTTCACAGATATTCATTTTGGTCTTAAAAGCGGTAGCAGAACACATAACATTGACTGCGAAGAATTTGTTAAGTGGTTTTGTGATACAGCCAAAGAAGAAGGTGCAGAGACGTGTATCTTTTTAGGTGACTGGCATCACAATCGTGCCAGCACAGACGTTAGTACTATGAATTATACTCTTTCAAACTTAGAAAGACTTAGTGCTTCGTTTGAAAAAGTTTACTTTATACTTGGCAACCACGATCTGTTCTACAAAGACAAACGTGAAATTAACTCTGTAGAGTTTATGCGCCTATTTCCTAATGTTGTTCCAATTAGAGAAATTTTTACAAACGGAGATGTTACTATCCTTCCGTGGTTAGTAGCAGATGAATGGCAAAAAGTTCCTAAGATCAAAAGCAAATATATCTTTGGGCACTTAGAACTTCCGCATTTCTATATGAACGCTATGGTGCAGATGCCCGATCACGGACAGTTGCAAAGCGATCACTTCCAACATCAGGACTATATCTTCTCAGGACACTTCCATAAGCGTCAACAAAAGGGTAAGATTGTGTATATTGGTAATGCTTTCCCTCACAACTATGCAGATGCGGGTGATGACGAACGTGGTATGATGTTATTAGACTGGGGAGGTACTCCAGAGTTTAAGACTTGGCCTGGACAACCTGTTTATAGAACATATAAACTAAGTCAAATTATTGATACTCCAGATAAGCTGCTTCGTGAAAAGATGCATTGCCGTGTAACTATTGACCTGCCTATTACTTTTGAAGAGGCAAACTTTATTAAAGAACAGTTTATGCCGCAGTATAATCTGCGTGAGCTGATGCTGATTCCAGAAAAAGTAGAAGTTGAATCTAATGTTACTCCTATTGATTTAGAATTTGAAAGTGTTGACACAATTGTTATGAATCAGATCAATGCAATTGAAAGCGACACCTACAATAAAAAACTGTTATTGGAAATTTATAGCGAACTATGATTAAAATTAAAAATTTAACAGTCAAGAATTTTATGAGCGTGGGTAATCAAACCCAAGCCATCGACTTTGACCGCGGACAGTTAACCTTAGTACTTGGTGAAAATCT